CTATTTCGTCGCTGACGGAAATCTCTACGTTCACACCTTCTGATAACCATGGCCAACAGACAAACTATTATTGGTAAGACCGCACCCGTCCCCCTCGGCCAACAAAAAGCCGTCAACTCATTGCCGGTAGTATTTGCCGAGGACCAACCGGCCATCCCAGTTGAAGAGCAGAACAAGATCCAGTCGGAGGTGGCCCTGAGCCTCCTGGGCATACCCCGAGCCGAGGTCGCCCTAGGCATCTTTGCCGATGTCAACACCTACGACATCAACCCCTCCGAGTGGTCCCAATCACCTCTAGAAAACGAGCCGGATACGGGATCTGGCGTAAACCACTTGGCCCAGGAGGCCGGCGCGGAACTCGTGGCGAGCTCCGTCAGAACGACCGTCCTCACCTCCAAACGATTCTTCAGGTATCAGCCGGGCCGGGTGTCCTCCTCGACGATGGGAGTCCGCATGAACCGTACCCTATCTACCTACGACCCCACCACACCCGATCTCAACATTATGAAAGGTGCGCCCACCATCAAAAAATGGGGCATTTTTGATAAGTTCGATGGGTATTACTTCGAGATTAAGAACAGTGGCGACCAGAACGATTTTGTTTGTGTTCGTCGTACCCAGGCTCTCACCCCATCCCAGCCGGCCGGTATCGAACCCACCAGCGAAGCTTGGAACAGAGTTTTACAAGTTTCGGCACCGGCCGTCAATATCAAGGCGGGTAACTGGGGCGTTGCAGGAGTCGACCCGGTCTTATTCCGCAACGGACTATGCTATGTGGCCGCCGCCATCAACGACCCGACATTGTGCTACGCGCCAGAGGCGGTCCGAGCCGTCGAAGCCGCCCCCAACACCCTATCCGAGTACAGCTACGACGAGGATTACGCAGTCCGGTTGGCGTATCGTGATGCGGGCGGAGCATTTGTCCAACATATGGCCGGCCGCCAATTCCAATTCCCCTTTGATCAGCGCGAATCCAGCACCTACACCCCATCCGAATACGAAACCTGGCGCACCAATTATGAATTTCTGAAGCCAGCATCACAATACATCCGTCTCGATGCCCACTGCCGGTGGGAAGACCTTGTCACCAACCTAAGCCGAGGCAACGGCACAGCCTTTCTCCCCCAGATCCTCCTGACCGGAGACCAGCTCGATGTCAACGTGACCAATGCCCGGTTCGGGTATGACACCGTGCCTAGCGAAGCCGACAGCGGCGTCAAGGTGTGGAACTTGCTTGTGACGGTACAGGGAGGCACACAGATCTCCAACGCCCAGTACAGCGCGGCGTTCCCCACCCCTCACCGTACCTCCGCATACGATGTGGCCAACGCCAACATCGGCCGCAAGAACGTTACCCTCAAGGAGTGGTTCAAGATTTGCGTACCACCCCAGTACCGCCTGGTGTACGAGTGGCGCCCAGTCCGGGCCATGTTCAGCAACGACCAACTCAATGGCAAGTCGGATAACGTTGTTCGCTGGTCGGATGTTTCAACAGCCAATTTGGACCCCACCGACGTCAGCATCAAACGCCCTGGAACTCCTATAACCGTTGGCGGCCAACCTCTCATCGACGCATCAGTATACAACGTCGACTTCAGCAAAGTCACCATGTGGAAGATAGACTTCTCGTGGTACGGAGCCGTCGGTGCGTTGTTCTTGTGCTACGTGCCAGTCGGTAATGGTGATGCGAGGTGGGTACGAGTGCACCACATGCGGGCGTCTAACCAGCTCGATGTCGCATCGTTGGGCAACGCAACCCTTCCGATCACCTACCTTACCCACTCCGGCCTTAGTAACGGCCTGCCGGATAACAAAAGCATACTGGTCAAGTACGGGGCCAGCTACTACATCGACGGTGGGGACAAAGGGACCGTTAAGTTGCTATCTAAGTCATCCGACTACGGGAAGCAGGTAGCGTACAGCGGCCTTAAGACCACGATTGCTACCGCCCCCACTCTCAACTACTTCAGTATTGCTGGCACGGTGGTGGCTCAGTCGGACAAAGACCAATTGATAGGGTCGTACCTGAAAAACGACACCACGACCAGGGTGATCTGGGTTGAGAATGAAAGTACCAGGGTGAGACTGTATTTCAACCGGGCGGTGGACACGTTCACTAACGGCCAAGCCATCGAGCTAATCGTCCCCCGGCGTCAACGCTCCCTGATCGCCCTCAGAGCTAAAGACCAGATCAGTAACAACAGCGGCACTCAGATCCGAAACCGGATCCAGCTTTACCCACTTAAGTATGGTGTAGGACTCACCGACGCCAGCAGCGATAGCAACATCATGACGATCAACTTCATCAAGAACCCGTTGCTTATCACCAATAACGTCAATAATTCCACCCTGGCCCAGAGTTACAACCTCCCCCTGTTCACTAACTCCGTATCGCCCCTGCTAGGATTGTCCATTGGGTCCGGGTCAGTTCCGCGTCTAATTGAGTCGGGTACCAACATCACTAGCGGAAACTACACAACCCTGTCAGGTCTGGTTCCCATAGAAGGAAACTACATACATATGTATATGCGTGGCCTGCAAACGTCTCTAGTCTCCCTGAGTGGTTTCCCCACCAATCCTGGGATCCAGGAGTTCCCCGTGCTGGTACGTATTTTCAAACGTGGTGGTGCCCTGTACATTCAGAACTATTCCTCGCAGAACGAGCCGGTGTCGGTATACGGTCTGCTGCTGCCGGTACGGATGTACACCTTCAACTCGGCCGGAGCGATAACACTATTCGCTGGTGACTTTACTCACACCAAGTACGAGGATCAGAATAAGTGGAATGAGGCAGAGAGGGTTGGAAGTTTCGAGTCAATCGCTCAGTTGTCTGGTGCCTCGGTATCGCAGGACTTCCGTTTATCTCCTGTCGCTAACACCGGCAGAACCATCTTCTCCTTATACACCAACCCAGGGGGATCTCAAACCGACCTGAGCGACTATTTCGCCTATAACAAGGAGTATTTGTCCTACCCACTAACTAACGAGGTTGATATTATCAGCGCGTATGGGTTGTGGGAAACCACTACCGCTACGTCTCAGCCCTCTAATACACTATCGGTTGTAAACTCCCTTACCTGGGAGGAGCAGTAACCATGCCGGGTAAAAAGTCAATCGGGGCAGATAAGACACCACCGCGTAGCTTGCCATCTACTCAGCAGATGGTGGATCTTCGCGGTAACGCTCTAACCACCGAGCAAGGTGTCCCATTGGTCGGTGAACGCGAGTCCTATCCCCTGTCGGAGTATGGGTCCGATTTCAACCCTAGCGTCGTCCTCGACTCTGACGATTATCGCCGTAACGGCATCAGCAGCCAGAATGTTTTCAGTTCGGGGAAGCCGGCCGCCCTACCCGTCATTGAGCAATTCCCGGAACAAAGTGAGGTGTCACGGACGTTGCTGGGGATTAACAGGGAAACCACTCAGCAGGGGTTGTTCAGTAACGTTTCGAGCTACGGACTCGACCCGAAGGATTGGAGGGTCGATACGCTTGACAAGATAGTCAACTATCCTTGGTGGGAGTTTCGCCCCAGCGCCTCAGGAAATTACTTCTACAACTCAGTTATAGAGGATGACAAAAACTCCTCTATTGTGCTATCGACCAGCCCAACACCGTTCTTTTACCCATCCCCCCCATTAGTCCAGAACCAGTTGGTTTCTGGACCCAATGCACCTAGCAATAACATTTGGGGGCAGTATATAAATTCGGTTGTAGCCCTGTACTTATTCAAGTACATGGTAAAAAATTTCACTCCAGAGCAAAAAATAGAATATAATCTTGATTACCTTTTAACTAAGTACCCCCCCATCAATAACAGTGACGGGACCACGGAATTTAACGAAGTATTTTGGGACCAGATCTGGTTAGATATCCAACAAAACCGATTTGGATCGGTCAGCAACTACCCCCTGGTGCCATCCGGTATCGCATATAACTTCAACAACTCCTCGTTGAGCGGTTGGCGAACCACAAGCCTATGGGGATCAGCCGGAGTCCTGATTACCGAGGCTAACAACGACCTGCCCACTATCCTCAACACATCCTGGTTTAGCTTTTTCTTCTCCTCTACGAGGATGTTTTACCCGACGGCACCTCAAGAAGATCGAGGGCACTTTAAGATTCGTACCAGTACTGATCCTGGGATATGGGAGAAATCTTTCGGATTAAGGTACAACAATCTTCGCAGTGACCTGAAGAACTGGGAGTTCACAATTCACAAAGACGAGAGCACTGTCACCAACCTCGAGAGGGACCTTAAACTCCCCTATATAATCCTTGATCCTGCCCTTCCCGGGTCCGTATTCTCTACGCTATGGCCCCCGGACGAATACAATCTCCCCACTATCGGAAACCGGATTGGGGGGAGTCAGGGAACCGATTCCGAGATCACCCTCAAGTCGTTACGTGCGTTTAGGTATCAGCCAGGCCGTATCAGCGGATTCACGTATGGTGTGAAAATGAGCGAGATAGGGTCAGGTCCAGGGACCACCATTGAGTTTGGAATAGAAAACGATACCGACGCATATATGTTTAGGTTGACAAACGGAGCGAATTTCTCGATTGTCCGGAAGTCAACCGTCCCCCTGGAAAATACTATCTTCCTCCAGGATGCGGGGTATTCCGAAAACACCCGCACCATTATCCGAGCCGGTCAACTCCAGTACGAGACTACAATCGGTCAAAATATCATGAACGGGGACCCGTTGGGGGGAGAAGGAGAATCCGGATATATACTAAACCCTGACACAGTAACCATGTACAAGATAGAGTTTGGGTGGTACGGAGCCATTGGAGCCCGATTCTATGCCTACGTCCCTGTAGGGAATAATGACTGCCGTTGGGTTATTCTCCACACCCTCGTCATAGAGAATCAACTTGGTAGACCATGTCTAGCCGACCCGTTCTTCTACTTTAAATATAGACTTAGAGTTGACGACTCCTCAGCTATCCGTGTCGACCAAACTATCCACAAGTTCGGTGCGTCGTACTACATCGACGGATATGACGAAGGAAATCTTTACAGCCTCAATGCCCAATCCGGTCAACGTGCTCTCCCGAGCCCTGGATTTTCTGAGTCCAAGACTCGCCTGAGCTCCATAGACTGGATCACACTAATGGGAATTCGCCCTAAGCAGTTCCTGACTAACAGATTCGGAACCAATATCCTAAATAAAAAGGAAATATTCCCTGAACGTCTATACGTGTACAGCCAACAAGACTGCGAGATTAAAATAATTCGTCAGCGTGGGTGTCCGGAGTTTGCCTACAACAACCAAGAAGGTTATCGATGGGCATTACTACCAGCCTCCAGACGTCTTAAGGCAAAATTCACTATCTCCAACTACTTTGAGCTAGATCAATTGGGTCTGGGAATAGTTGCCTCTGACCCATCTACCTACACCGCTATTGCCTCGTACAATACCCAGTCGTCCGGCATTTTCAGAGATCCGACAATCTCCAATAATTGGGCTGTAATAGGAGACCAAGTAGTTAGGATCCTGGGGGACGACTTATTCGCTCTTTACACTACCTCGAAAGATTTTTCTGGCAGCAGTCTCATCTTAAACCTCAAACGTAGTGGCGGATACCTGTCTAGCCGAAACCCCCTTCCTCCCGCCGAAAACTCCAACGTATATCTCCCATTCACCTACTCTGCAATTAGTCCATACGGGTCCGGATACGATATCGAGTTTGACTACTTCCGACGAGATCAGACTCTACTCTCGACGATAGATATCTACAGTGGGGAATTTTATGTGTACTGGGTTGGATTGGAGATCAATGGGGCTATACCTGCCCATGTGTCCGGTATTAGATTTGGGTTTGCGTGGCCAAATACTACCAGCCCATCTAGTAATATTTACGCTACCTCGTCCAATATAAACTGGGGTATAGAGCCTAATGCCGAATATGACAGGGATAACTTTTATGAAGGGTTGCCCTACGATTTTGCTAGGGAGTATAAGGATAATAGCTTGTATATAGAGACTCCCGTGTTTGTTCAGTCCGACCAATTTAACATTGAGAGAAACGAGGCCCTAAACCTTCGGGATTTCTTCAATCTAACTCTAAACCGATCCCTTAGTGTCCCCGGTACCGAAGGCGGAGAGTGTAGCGGCCTTATGGGTAAAGTATCCAGGCAAGTAGTCAATAACGTATCAATTATAGTGGAGGGTTCTAATTACTATGTTCTGTCTACCGAACTACCTTGGCCAAATCTGAGCCCAAATAGCTTCAGTGTTACCTTGTCTCAGGGGTCTGTATCGGGCAGTGTCACCACCACTGGTGGCATTGAACGGGTTGTTGATGACACTACGGTGTATCTGCTACCTATCGGGAACACTTTGCCTTTAGGTATCTCTATTGGATCTGCTACTGCAATATACAATAATGTGTTCATAGCCTCTATCGATGAACAATCTAAGGTCAGAACTATACTGGTTTCCAGTATAGCCCCGGCCGATATTCCATTTGTCAGAGTATTCGTACAAGGTCGCCAAGGTGTCAGTATAGGTGGTGTATGGGTCGGTCAAAAAACCGCCAATGGGATCAAAATAGACCCACTTACTCCCCATCGCTCCACTTTGTCGATTTCTGATACAGGCGTAGACTACCATAGCCAGTGGTCTAGCAGCCCTCAGATTGACGGGGCGGTAAAATCTATTCTCCCTAGAACCCAACTAGACTCATTGGGAGTATCAACTGCCCCGACACTAGATGCTAGCGAAGCTACCCTGGACACCTACAAGTCAATCCACACTAACCCCCGTAAGTGCGGGAGTTTCATCACTAGTTCTGGTACCAACTCGGCAGGTATTATGCTTGGTGGAGAGTATCCCCTCAGGTGGTTTTCCAATCCGGGGCAAGAATCACCCCTCGGTACGTTTTACGTCACGGCCAATGAACCGACAGAAATCGATCTCGGTGCGATATTCAACGTATCAAGTGAGATCATAGTCGGCGATGAAGACAACAACCTTGCCACGTTTTTTATCGCCCGAGCCCTCAACAACCACTCCGAAACAGACTCGGACATCTACTTGTCACTAAACTATACCGAGCAGTAGCGTTGAAAGCCATATAGCAAGGTAGTAGCAGTTCTCATGTCAGAGGCTCCTTTCACTGGGTTCGGAACTTTCTCCCGTCCGGAAATAGGCCTGATTTCTGACGGATCTCAGAATTTAGGAGAGATTTTTGACTCGGACAGACGAACCGCGCTGAGAAATATTTTACTGGACCCGGAGATATTAGATTCGATTAGCGGCATATCTCAAAGTGTTGGTAGAGAGGATCTCCGGTCAGTATCCGGTCTTTCCAGTCTTTTGCTCCCATCACTGAACGTTCAGTCCCAAGTATTTTACGACGTCATACCCACTCGGCTGTTCGTTAACAAAGAATTTTATGGTACTAACTCGACCCTGGGGGGATCGGGGAACCCCCAGGTAAAGCAACCCAACGTCGTGTTGTTTAACGGCCTCATTAAGTGTGCTGGAGTCGAGTACCAAGCTAACACCATCGGGGAGAGTCTGTTCACCAACCCTGTCCGTCAGAAAGTCTCTCTATCTACATCCCGTTCCAGCCTATTTAATACCGAAGCCGATACGGTTAACCCTGGATTTTTTCTCTCAGCCAAATACCCTGGATCTGTACGAGTAAGAAAACGGTCCCACGTTAATAGGATTCTGGTACCACTAGCATCGTTTACCGTCCGCTCCTCAGTTGCAGAAACCCCCTCCCACACAATCCGTGTCAATATCGACAATGGCAATACGGGAACGAGTGTACCGGTCAGGTTGCTAGCCACCAAAAACACACCGCTAAGGATCTTTTGTCGACTTGGGGTGGGGTCGATTCGGTTCACGTTTACCGATTCATCGGCCCCCTACTTCTTCGGTTACCAGATCCAGCCGATCCAGCAGCGACCAAACCGTCCTGTGGTAGAGTTTCTCCCTACTATCCCTATCTCCCAGTCCGTAGGGTCGGATACATTCACTTTGAATCTGGACATAACCTCCACTGGGTACCAAAATCTTTACGACCTTTACCTGTACGTGTATGTTAATCCCGAGAAGGTGCGGGGAATCGAATTCACCGGAATAAACATCAAGGAGACTCCAGACCGACGTGATCTGGGTCTGATCGGCTTTAATAACCTCGAGACGTTTAAGGTATCGGGGGGATCAATGTCTATTCTCCCTTTGTGGCTCAAGACCCTTAGCACAAAACTGACCTCCATTGGTCTTTCTGCCAGCAGTGACACTTGGCGCAACGGCCCGATGAGTTGGTTCGACTACAGGGACTCAACGGCCGTACCGTCCCTCTCCTTGCCCCCATATACCGCAATCAGCTATCTAACCATCCCTAAACGCGGCACTATGGTGAATGAAAACGGGACTGGCTGGTCCGATGCAGTGTTTCAAAAATACATAACCAATGCGTCTCGGACTGCTGGGACGGACTACCGCCAACTGACCACGTTAACCAGTTTGGTTCTTGTCAACCAGTTTCGTGGACTCAACCCACGTTTTGATGATGTAGCCCCCAACCTAAGAGAGCTACAGTGGTCTAGCCCTGGGAGATCTGTAGACCTTGGTGCTGTACCTCAACGTTTCTTGTTTGGAACATTGCCGCGTATAGCTAAAAATACCAGCTTGATTACTTACAATATCTCTGGTTCAGGGGCGCAGGGAAACATAAATGAAATCGGCATTTCTACAGATCCCTCAAACTCTGGACACATTTCTAAATACCGTATTAGCCAATTTAATGTCTCGGGTTTACTAGAACTTGGCAGTAATATCACCGGTTTTATAAATAATCCTGCAGAAGATTGGTCAGAATGGAGATTAAATTGTACAGCCATTCAGATTAATTCAGCCGGCTCTGGCATTAGCATTTCTCTGCAAAACGGGAAATGGGATTCCTTGACCACTTTATCCATAGATCGTTGTGGAGGAGCACAGTTCACCACCCCCTCGACCGCTTTGCAGGCACCTAATCTAAGTAGTCTGGATTTAGTTATCACGGGAACTACTGGCTCTATGCCAGGATTAGGGTCATCGTCATCTAATAATACGGGACAACTTGTTAGTTTTAATGTTTCAGGTTCAAACAATATCACTGGAATTCCAACTAATGGTATTAACTATTTCCTTCCTATTAATTTTGCCCCTCCAAGGGGTTCTGATGTTGGCCATAAACTTACTAGTCTTATTGCTTCAGATAACACCTTAACTTACCGTTTTCGCCGCAATGATCTAATCAACTTGCACTCCCTAACCAGGCTAGAGTTTGCCAGAAGCTTAATGACCGGAAGGTTTCCCCAACTACCCCTAGATCAGTTCTTCGAGACAGTTAGCAAAAAGATCACAACTTCTTGTTCTAATTCTAATATTTATGATATCAGAAACTTGTCTATATCCAATGAGAATTTTTATACCTCCAGGGACCTTTTTTATATGGACGCCTTTAGTCTTAATGCGTCCGGAGGGGGGGCCTTACTACCAACATTTCAGGGTACTTCCCGGTCTCAGATTTCGTATGTAAATTTGGCTAATTCCCAAAGAAGTACCTATCCAAGTGATTGGGCTATTTCATCTCTCAGTGGGGCATGCATATCCCAAACTGATGGGGCTACTCAAATTACAGGATTAACCCTAAACCGAATTATCCAATCCGCATTGGGATCACCCTGGCACCCAGACGATAATGTTTATACTTTAACTGGAAGTTCAGGACTTAGGCAGAGAGTTTTAGTTAACGACTCGATTAGGGGGTCGGCCACTGGCATAGAATTATCCCGTGTCATATCAGTATCAGATACCTCAATAACCATTGATAGGGATATAGCTGGAACATTACCTGGAACTCTGTTCTTTACTAGAAATACTAACCCCATAGGTGACTGGTTCGAGTCGGGATTTATTGATACCCAGAGAGTCAATATATCGAATTGCAGACTGTCTGGATCGTTAAATATTAGATCTGGTATGCTAAAAATATCAGATTTGGACATTTTTGCTCTAGATCTATCCGAAAATCTAATAACAGACTATGTAGTTGGGGGTCTATCTTTAATATTTAGAGGTGACTCCCGCCGTATCACTATTAATTTGTCTAAGAACCAGCTCTCTGTAAATGCAATCCGCCAGATTATCAATGAAATTTACAATATTGATCAGTTAAGTAAATTTACTAGCTGCAGAGTATTATTATCCTTTAACAAGCTTGATATCAACTCAAAATACGTAAACTATCTGCAGTCTGAGTTGTTCCCCACCGTTGTTAGTCAGGGACCAGATCGCATAGTTTCCCTGTTCCGAAATGAGCAATTTTACCTATTTCAGAATGTGACAGTAACAGATGAATTTGGCAACTCCACTACTCAACGTACTATCATAGGAACTACAACAATCTCTATACCTGGAGGATTAATTGGATCAGAGTACTACAAGACTAAGGTTGACAAAATTCAATCTACCTCTGAAAGTTCAATAGCTACCAAGTTTAAAAATTTATCTGGTATTCGAATAGACCTTGGATTTAACTACATCCCCCCTAGAACTTCTTCGGTTGTGTACGCCACCCAGTACAGCAATTTGACCACCAGGTATCAGTCTATAATTGAAGCTGGATACAGCCCTGCCGACCTAGTAACCCCTTAACTCATGTCTGGACTTTATACACGATCTAACCTGTCAGAGAACGGACTAAACGCTTCCGAAGCTCTTCAAAAACTGTATAAACCTCAAATTCAAAATGACATAAATCTATTCGCGTACTCGTCAGTACTGAGGTCTCAAATATCTTCCCCCTCTGACATATTTGCTCTTATTAACTTTCCAATCTCTAATATATCTGGAACCGTCTCACTTCGGACCAAATTTTTAACTAACTCGTATACATTTTCTAATGACAACGAGGTCTGGTTTGAAAAAGTCGGGGTACCCATAGACAAAAGGACATCCTTAGAAACAAACGGAGCCGATTTACGCTATTCGGTGAATGGTTCAGTGGCTAATGCTCTTGTAAAGAGCGTTGGGAGTGGGTACTATGTTGTAGATTCTAGCGGTCAGGAGGTATCTTCATATCCAGCTACCGTAGACGTCAGAGTCATAGGAATTTTATCTTACTCTGATAACGCTGTTGTCCGGATCACAGTAAATTCTAATGGCACAATTGGGAATGAAGTCAGAATTATCGAGGGTGGTACAGGGTACACAGACTACGAATCTCTGGAATTACTGCCTCTGTGTCAGGGGCAAGAAAAAGAGTCGTTAAACAGATGTATTAGGTACACCTCCGCTAACTCTTTAGCTCAGATTAATCCATCTATTTCCGCCTCAATTAAGAACATAAAATATACCTACACGGTAAAATTTTCTGATTCTGACGGATTCTTTTTGTACGACACTAGTTCGAATAAATGGTTGTATCTGGGTTCGTTTTACAACAACATCTCCCAGTTGACCGGTACTATAACTTTGTCCAGAATAGATAGTATCGAGCCAGAAAATTTGGGGTATTTATATAATTTAAACGCCAGATCATTCTTTTTTAGTTACTTGTATGCATATACTATACCAAACAATTTACTTTCTACACTGACTTCTATTACCAGTTCAGTAGAATCTATCAATAGCAGTTTACCACTATTTGTCCAAAATAGTCGCCCTTACCGGTTTAATACAGATTCTGGAAACCCCTTGGGGATAACCTACAATGTATTCGAAGGTGCGAACATAAGTTCCGACTACAGAGTAATTTTTCGAGACCCTGATGGTGTGTTGGACCAGGAATCGGTTGACTTCTTCACACTTCGTGATACCTTGTCAGGACAAAACAACTATAAGATAGGTAATGTCACCGTACCAGGAATCTGGTTATTCTCCGGAGACAAATACCAACGTGCGTTTAGTTCTGACGACAAACCCTTTTTCAGCGTCCTTGGGCGCAAATACCTAAGTCCGGCACTCTACAATTTAAACGGCAACGAACTATCCGAATCCGGACAGCTAAAATACTCGATATCAGCCTCATACAGAAATCCAGTGACCGGAACTGTACGTGGTTTTAATACTGAGGTCGGAACCTTGGTACAGGCAATATCCAGTACTACTGGCCGGGGTGGATTCGTATACCACAGGCCACTGACTGTGACGACAGTGTCAGGAATCAGTTCGTGGCCCATACTATCCTACACGGATAACTCTGGAGTCACAAGAGACGCAAAATTTCTAGCTATTTAGATTTACAAAACAGAAATACGAGTCCTTTGCTTTTTCTCCACTCCCTATATACTCCAACACGTCTTCGTCCAGAGATGGATTAAGTAGAGTATCAATTCGGAAGCGGTGGCTGTAGGAATTTAAATTGAGAGTCACCGGACTGCTAAGAACCGTGATGGCGTCTAGACCAAAGAACTCGAGCTTTTCAGTAATCCGGAGGACATGACCCCCCAGGGCAGATTGACCAGGGTTCCCCCAAATCACATCGTGGTTGCCTATTGAACCCGTAGCCAGTTCGTTATCACTTTGAGCCACACCGGTCAGTAACGGGTTACTAGTTGCGTACGGAGGGTAGCAAATTCCTCTACTAAATTCCGGCTTATCGAACCCAAAGGGGGTTACCCGGTCCGCTGGAGGCCCAGGGATTTCGCTCAAGCTTGGTGATAGGGTTCCAGTGGAATATGTTAGCTTCAGAACATCTCCAAATGACACCCCTTCACCCATATCAACCTTGGCGTACTGAAAAGCCAAATCAGATTCGGTATAAAACTCCACAAACTTTCCACTAAACGACGCCACCTCCGCACCACCTGTTAGGACCGATGCTAATGTTGTGGTAAACGCTAACAGGTTGAAACCAGACACCACGACTTTTTCGACTGACAACGTCAACGGTGCTACGAATCCGGCTACTCCGGTTGTAAATCCGGAGTCATTTGCTACCCTGGTGCATGTGACCGTCACCGGAGACAACCAGGCAGGACTGGAGAAAGCCGGCAACCCGTAAAGTGTTGGATCGTTGCTAGCCGCCACGGTGCCCAGGTTAGAGACCGTGTAGTATTTGTTGTTCAGTCCGGTACTGGGTACTGTCGGGTTTGTCCACAGATACAGTTGTGCGGATCTGGGGGTTAGGTTAGCCGCCGCTGCGGTGAGGTGATTCGGACTCCCACCCAGATCATTCACACCCAGCAGTGTGGCGTCCGACCCGATGGAGTTATTCACCGGCAAGGCGTTCACAATCAGTTTACCTCCCTCCCCCAACCTATTAGGTTTCAACAAAAGTCCAATGTAGTTTGACCCCCTAGGCTGTCCAGAACTATATCTAGACTCCCCCAGAATGATATTGGGGATGGAACTAAATACTCCAGATCCATTCCCGTATAGACCTACCCCAATAGCTTCAGAGTTTAAAATACCTCTAAAACTATTTTTTAAAAACCCATCAATAGGTGTGTTTTCTAAGCTCGGAGTCTGTCCCAGATTGTATGGGCTCCCTTCGGAAATCTTCCACCAATCAGGTTTAGAGTCAAGAGGTGCTCGACGAAAATCAGGTATGTAAGATCCGTCGGTTAAGTCGCTATAGTTCTTGTGTTCAGGTCCTGGGGAGGCTATACGCCCACTCCACATCGGTGTGGGAGACTCTGAGACTACTGGGGAGACTCGGAGCACATATGGGCCGGCCACTAACCCGGTTGTGGTGCTGGTAACAATTGTTCCATTGGTTGCCAGTGAGATAACTACAGCCGGTGACAAGGCCCCACCATTGAATTCCACCAGCTCGTATTTTACCGACGCGTTCACATCTTGCAAGATGCTGATAATACCCGTTAACTGCAAGGAAGACACGGACCACGCCCCATTGGATCCCGACAAAGTCACATCCCAGTCCGACCCGTAGTAAGTTTTGGTTCCAGAGAGTTCTAGGGTGTTGATAAATAGGTTGGGTTCGGCTGGAATACTAGCAGTACTGTCTACTCTATCCGAACCTCCCCGGAATAACCGGATGGTGATAGGGACATATCCCACCCAATCATTAGCCCCAGCCCCAGTAAGCAATTTGTATTTACCTGCTAACCCGGAGGTATTAAAAGAGCCGGAAGCCACGTACGAGTCGGATGGTCCCCTTGTAGCAGCGGTATCGGTATCAAATACAGTTAACCAACTTGCTGAGTTCCCAGCAACATCCAAGTCTATCCGGATATTCACATTAGTTTGAACGGTGAAAACGTACGACCCCGGGGTAATTAGCAGGTAACCATCCCACCTAATCCCCCAATTATACTGTTCACCCCTTAGTGGTAAAGGATTTTCCCTCCACCTCATGTTAGAATCCTGTACAATGCTTCTTTCAGATTCTCCAATCTGTGTTCTAGCGTTAGGATATGGATCCCAACGACTCTCAATATATGATTTAGTGTACCAATAGTTACGTTGGATCAGGGGTAAAATTAAACCGCCCCGACTAGTTAACAACCTGGGAGATGTAGTAGTAACAGAGTCATCAGGACCACCCGGATTGGTAACTCCGGTACTGCCGGGATTATCAGTAAACCATTTGGGTTTGTTTATTACCGATATCGGCCGACTCATGGTAAAAATAGAGTTTACAAACACACCTGATCCAACAATCTGCCTGATTGCTAATAAATTGCTCAGGCCACTATTTACAGTCCAAGATCCCGGGGACTCGAGAAGCAAAGTAACATCCGAACCGGAAATGGATAATTTCTGCCCACCAGTCACTGTGTACGAATCCAGACCGATTACAACAGCACTTCTGCCCCCTAAAATAGATGACGCGGCTATAGGTGTGACACCATCTGGCCCTAGCAACGCAGCCACAGTGACAACACTGGTGCTGGAGTCAAACGTAAACCGTATTCTACCGATATCTACTGGGCCCTTATCGATGTAAAACTGGGCGTCAGGTCCGCTATGAAAGCCCTGAATACTGCCCTTACCATAAAACGAATCGACAAAGGATAACCTATCCTCAATCCGGATTCGGGGTCTTGTGGATCTCCCCAGTCCAGACAATGGTGATAAAAAGGAACTGTTGATACCCCCCTCCAGAAAGTTTCGGGTTATCGCCCAATCATCCGCGTTATAATCTCTCCCGTATAAGGTTTTTTCCGCAACGTCAAGTACGTTTATCTTACTCAGCAGATTGTTAAGGGTTTTGAAATTATCACTGACATCGGACAGAGCGTTTGACCGTTTTAGGCCCAAAAATCTAGTATCGGTCTCTCTCTTTCCTGCCTGTGCCCTTAAATAATCAACCAACGACCTATCCGTAAAAGTATTTACCAGATTAGGTGTCCGGTCTATGCGGGTTGCCACGTTACGACTGATTGCTGTTCTATAGGGCTTTCAACGACAAACCGGTTGAAAGCAATACAGGTAGTAAAGATCTGGTACTATGGCACAAAAATTACTTAAAGCGACCGAGAGCACGGCGTTCCTAGTGGGACAAATCATATTCTGCGTGGCCTTTCTGTCATCTTGTGAAATTCCAAACTGGGTATATGGGCCACGATCCCCGAATGAGTGTGTAGACCGGTGGATGTTCTCGACAGGGCTGTTCGTACCCTCCGGCCTACAGAACGGGCTAGGGAACAGCTCCCCAACCCGGACCAAACGCCCTACCCCTCATACAGATCCCGATACGATTTAATCACCTCCCGGACGAATTCCGAACGGACGATATCGTCCATACCGAATTCTACGCATCCGACAAAATCCTCCATGTGGGCGAGTCTGGACCTTGCATCGGACAGGCCATCCTTCCCGTACCTGTTAGCCAAATCCCTCTGGATGACATCACCAAGCAGGGCGATAGTGCTGTGGTCTCCGAGGCGGGATAGAATGGTGAGTACCGAATGGCTGGTGGCATTCTGCATCTCGTCAGCGATAATCATGCAGCGGTGCAGGGAGCGTCCTCGTAGGTGTTCGATGGGCAGAAACTCGATAATCTTCTTATCGATCAGGTAATCGGCTTTCCCCTTGGCCATAAACACACTCAACGCATCGCGCAGTGACGCTACATGTGGCTCGAGCTTCTCCATCTCCGAACCGGGCAAATACCCGATCCCTTTCTCCCCAGGAGTATCGACAATCGGCTTAATGTAGTAGATCTTGTCGATCTGCCGCTTTTGTAATTTCTCACACGCGATAAACACCGACAAGAGGGTTTTGGCGGTACCTGGAGGTCCGGTCAAGACCGTCAGCGTTTTATTCCGTAAGTGGTCCAGAGCCTCTCTCTGACTCTCGTTCATCGGGTGAATAGTGCGGACACCATCCCCTTTGCTAGCTGGGAGCCCGTACGCGATCTCGTCGTATCCTGGTACCGAAGCCTCTGTCACTTTGTCCTTGCGAGTCCTTGCTGCTCGAGCCATTCGGGTTAGTGGTTACGAAAAACCGGACGGCAACACACAACGTGCATTACAGTCCGGCGGGAGAGTTGGATTGCTTTTGGGTCAAAGGTGTGTCCTCATCCCTTACTGAGCTTTCACCAGTTGAACCCATATTGGGGGTTACAGGAATTCTGCTGTGCTTAAGGGTACGAGCTCGTATATCTTATCACCAACCGTAATCACATTGGGATTCTGGTCCCCCACCAAAGCACTCTGTAATTGCTTTCTGGCAGCAGGGTCCCGAAGGACTTCTTTGATTTTCTCCGTTAATTCGACTTTCATGATACGTAGTATTTCACCCGAACAATTGTATTCCAGACATCTCAAGGCAGATTTCACTCCGGCACAAGTGTCCTGGCAACCTGTAAATATCATCCTTGCTAATTAATGTTGTTTTTCGTACATAAGCCTCCAAATGTTCATAGTATTTCTCATGCTCAATGCGGCGCTTTTGAACCTGCTGAGCGATCCAGTAACCAGTACAGTCCGGGTGTAATTGTCTTACCTCCTCCTCATGCCTCTCCCTAATTAGCATATTCCACTCGTGCTCTATAATCACCATGCTCACTCTCTCCGACATCTCCAGCAGCATCGATTCGGGCTCATGCGCGATGTACTTGGGGACAGGGGGTAACTGGTACCGGTATGGCTCGTAGAACAGTGTGTCCGGTACGAACCTGTCAAGGATGAGATAATCAACCGTGGTGTCAATACCCGACAACGTGTCCGTGAACTGCTGAACCGGACTGTGGTGTTTAGGACTCACACCACCAAAATGGCACACGGTCACTGAGTGACCCCTGCCCTCAAGATCCTCTCGAGAGTTCCGTATGGCGGTTGTTTTACCCACCCGATCCGCTCCCAACACAATTACAGATTCCATGACAACACCGGCAACACCCTCCAACCCTAGCACGGATCCGGCTCGTTGAAAGCCATATATACGAGATAGCTAAACCGCCATGACCGTCCCTCTCGTCCGCTGGGGAACCCGTTTTACCGCCAACACTCTGCGCCGCCAACAGTACGTACAGAGCCTGTACGATAACGACGAGACGGCCGCAAAACGTGGCGAACTGTTCCTCAATGAGGTTCATGAGGAGCTGTACTATGTGGGGTTGGACGGTATTGCGAAGACTGTAAATGGCACGGGGCCCATCCCATTTGGCCGTATCGACTTCACGGGCTTGCGGAACTTTGCCGACGACGCCGCTGCCGCTGCCGCCACCCCGGTCGTCCCGGTAGGTGGAATGTATCGCACAGGGAGCATTTTGAAAGTCAGAGTGGTATAGGGACCCGTTGAAAGCTATATGAGAATCATTGTTTTCGGGGGCTATTCCCCACACCCGTCATGTCAGTAACCACCCTAAAGCGCCTAATCGGCATCGAGTACAGCTATAAGCTCGAGCTCCAGAACTGGTTTGCCACCATCCTAGCCGACGAGTTGCTGGTCGGCTGGTCGTCTGGTGCTAACACCCCAGCCGCCCGCACCGCTCTCCGGAATAAATTCGTAGCCTGCGGCCCGAGTATGGGTTTCTCGGCCAAACAGTTCGCCTACGGTATCCTCGAGCTGGTGATCGACGCGTTGGTCAATAATGTCGATGTGCCCACCGACCCGTACGTCAACTCCCTCAACTCCCAGCTTGTCAATGTCACCCGGTACGTCGGCATGGAGGGCGATGGTGACTACAATTTCATGGTGGCCGTCTACAACCTTAGCGTCACCCTAAACTCGATCTTCACCAACGTGGCGTCGATCAACAACGCTCCAGCAGGTACGAACAAGACCATTACGATGGTACGGAGTACTGTCTATACATTCGCTGCTGCCGACTTTGGCTTTACCGATCCCCTCGATAATCCGGCCGACGACCTTCTCGCCGTAAAGATTACCACCCTGCCCGCAGCCGGCACCTTGAAACTAGTTTCTACTAACGTTGTTGCTGGAAACTCCATTCCTCTCGCTAGCATCGGATCACTCAACTACACCCCGGTCGCTGCTGCGTTTGGCTCCCCTTACTCCACGTTTACGTTCCAGGTACAGGATGACGGTGGTACGGCGGGTGGCGGTGTCGATCTAGACGCTACCCCCAACACCATCACATTTAACGTAACCTGAGACACGGTGTGAATGGACTATACCGCTGCCGGTGTGTTATAGGGTATAGGCCTTACGCCAGCGACCGACTAATCGTATTCAGCGAAAAGCAGGTAGTAAGTGTTAGCGTCAACCTAAAATGGGATGCGAACAATATCACCCGGAACATGGATGGCAATACTGAAGCCGGACAGTACGCTAACGCATTGACAGGTTCAACAGCAAGTGTCACGCTGTCCGACCCCTATATGACAGGGATAGCCTGGGCAGCCCTGTTCGATTCGGCCGCCGCGTACGGCAACTCTACCCAAGCGGCATGGAACAGTATCATGCTGCCGCCGTGCGGTGAGGGGGAAAATGAGGCGTCGGGCAAGTGCCGCAAATACCTCGAAATCGACGACCCGATGTTGCGCAAGGCGGGATTCGGCGACTTCGCCCACATCCTGATTAAGTTTTACTATGATGTGGCAGGGACAAAATTCGCCCTCGACACCTATTTCCGGCTGCAGAATTTTTCGATCCAGCATGGGAGTACCTACCCGCAAGTCTCATTGCAGGGGGTAAACCCGCAAACCGTCGTATTCAACCAGTCACTGGTTAACTTCCAGCTTGAGGAGAACAAAACGCTGGAGGAAAACCTTACCAAGATTGTTAACGACTACGGGTATGAGGTGTCGTTCTGTACCGATCCGGAACAAAAAGAGACCAAGCGGTACTTGATGCCCAAGGCGTTCAAAGAGAAGAGTGTTACGGCGTCTGAGGTATTGAAAAAGTACCTGGATAGTGTAGGGGGTACGATGCAGTCTTTGCCTACTCGCGAATATGCCAAGAAGATCTCTCTGTGTACCCGGGCCAACCTGAATCAGGGCTGTTCGGTCTTTTATCTGGGCAAAGGACTATACGAGAACTACACGATTACCGGAAACGTCGACCCGAATATCTGGAACCTGAACGCCGAATATAGTATCGAGCGCGGACTAGGGTATAACTACTCCGATGTGCCGTTGAGGGATGGGGAGAACTACACCCTACACCTGATCCGGTCCAAGGAACGGGAAGAGAAGCTCCGCAACGCAAACAAAGTGGCGACGTTTGGTTCGGAACAATTTGCGGTATACAACAACCGCTACTCGAACAAACTGAGTACTAGCGGTTATATCTGGCGCGGTCAGAGTTCAGAGATCACCACCCAACGGAAACAGAACACCAATATGTATGGTATAGGGGTTAACGGCAACACCCCCAAGGCGATGCTGGACGGTACGGTTATCACTCCCCCCAACGAGGCGGGCAGGGTTGTCATCGCCACCAACTACTTCCTCCGATATTGTAATCGTGCCGACCCGAAGGTGTGCTGGAACACCGCCATCATGCAGGAGTCGGTAAACCTGACCACTATTGCTGAGGGGCTGAAGGCGAGCTCAAAGGTCAAGATAGGTGATGTGATTGGGACGGCGACTAACGATAGGCCGGAGTTCATCCGGTTCTATGTTGGGGGAAATGGCTCGAGGGGTCGTGAAGTGACAATTGATCCGATGCTGGTGTGGAAGTATGCTATTCCGGTGGAGAAGCTCACGGAGGAGGAGAAGAAGAGGATCGGGTTGGAAAGTACGGCCGATACTCCCAGTGCCCCTAAACAGTCCTCTCTACCCACCGGATCTGGTCCTGGTACAACTATAGGCCGAGTTGGTGATACTGGTCGTAGTGGTGGACCCCATCTACATGCTGAGCGTATCCCCCCGGGTCCAATAACAGCCAAAGATCTTGACGGCATTATATCTATTGGCGGTAAATCTCCATCTTCATGGACAACTACGTCTACGTTTGGAGCAAAAGAGTCTTTTCGCCGTAGTGCACACGAGGGTGTTGATTTAGCTGGAGGAGATATTAATAACCAGCCAATCGAGCTGCTCAATGGATCAGTAATAGGTAAATCAGATAAATGTAAAGAGGGTGACAGAGGGTGTGAAGGGGGATTTGGAAATTTTGTTGACATAGATACACCGGGTGGTAAAATACGCTTAGCCCACTTGTCCCCAGGATCTACTTCTGGTGTAACCACCGGGACCCAGATCGGTACTGGATCGAAGGTCGGTACAGGGGTCCAGACCGCTCCGACATCGCTTGGGGCCGAGCTCACCACCTCCTTCCGGGGTATCCCCAGGGCGTTGCGGATCGTACCGGGCCGGACCATACTATCGTTTGTCACCAAGTACGATGAGTGGGTGGAGCAAGGCCGACCGGCCAGTATCGACCCGGGCGTATGGATAGCTGGGAGATTTTCGCGCTGGTTCGTGAAAGACGTTAACTACCAGTGGGGTCAGGGAGACCTGCGCGTATCGGTATCTGGTATCACCGACTGGGGTAATATCACATCGCGGTTGAATACACCGACTTTTGAAGAGTATATGGCCGCTTTTCAGAAATCCGGAGACTTCACCGAAAAAACCACAGACTACTACGGGTACATCCGGTCGGCTGGAGATTTGTGCTGGATGCTGAAGGATGGGAAAACGTCCTGCGAAGTCTTTTGTGCAGATGCTCAGCAGTTTCAGAACTACCTGAGGGCGGGCCAGGACCAGGCCGATCCATCCGTTGGGGGTAACTTCCCTAATGCTCAATGTACTTATGAGGGGGATTACCTGAAGTCTGCTGCACCAGCCATGAATCAGGTCATGGGGGCGTTGAGATCCGTTGGGATAAATACAAAAAACGCTTACGCTGGGGTGTTAGGAAACTTCCAAATCGAGTCGGGCATACGAGCCAATAGACACAACCTTCCCGACCCTGGCACTGGGTGCAGTGGGTCTCCAGGTTACGGGATTGCCCAGTGGTGTTTTACTAGGCAAAACGCTATCCGGAAATTCTGCGGGAACCAAAGCACACTGGATTGCGAGCTACGGTTTATGGTTAAGGAGATCCAGGAAGGTAGAGACGTAAACCCAGGAGTTGTGGCTGCTATGAACAGTGCTAAAACCCCTGAAGAGGCCGCTTCATTATGGAATGAATACTACGAGAGGGGGTCCGGTAAAGTACCAGAGAGGTCTCAGGAAGCTGCTAAAATAGCTCCGGGACTGAAATGCGCGAAAGTTAATCCCTAACCCACCATGCTACTCATCAAGTCCATCCTCGGCCTGTTCATGCGCGACGTCATCGAGGACTCGATACGTGGTGTAGTCAAACGAGAAGCAGTAGCACAACTGTCCGAATCGGTACGGGCTGAATTTCTGCGGACCGTAGCGGAGGGCTACACTCGCGAAGTCACCCACAACATCGGACAATACGTCCGCTCGGTAGAGGCAATGTCCGTGGTGGTGTCGAGCGACAACACTGGGGAACGGCTGTACACCGCCTTACAGAGTTCGCTGAAAAAACTCGAGGTCGAGCTAGAACGGCAGGGCCCAGACTCCGCAGTAGTGAAATACCTGCAGGAGAAGTACGGGGTACGGGACTACCGGTCTAATGCTTACTCCCTGGTGGGACTGCAACAACGACCAGTGTACTCAATGCTTTCGGGTTACTCCGAATCCAACCAGTCCGATCAGCCCTGGCTCAACCGTGCACTGGCCGACTCCCCTGAGATCGGGGAGATCCTGGCCACCGAAGCATCAAGGATCTTCGACCGGCTGTTCAGCGACTCTACCAAAATATCGTGACCCCTTAGAGGTATTTTCTGCCGCATCCAGAACCTGGAACTCCGCATGCAGGGCATGGTAATCGAACCACGACTCAGCCATTTCGACCGACTCCAGCCGGCATACCGCTCCCTTGCATTTCACCGCTATCGTTTCAAGATCCAACCCACTCTCCCTGCACCATTCTTCCACTAGACGTATAAACGGATATACATGATCGACGTGATACGGCCCGAAAATAGGGCGGCCGGTCAACGAAGACTTTATGACCGATTTGCCCGCAAACCTTCTCCGGTATTCCCTAATCTGCGGATCGATAACATCGCGTAGAGCCCGCAACACATCCCGGCGATTTACTTTCCCCTGATCGGGTATGTTGGTGCTGGGGAACATCGCCCGGACGACTACCTGCTTGCCAACCCATACCTCGTGTCCGGAGTTCGGGGTGACAAGCACAATACCCCTGACCCGCTTCCCGTTAAACGACCTCTGCACAACCCGGAACTGCACTTGCCCCCGGTCCATAATCCGGGCGAATCGCGAAATCCGCCGCAGAACATCCGATATGAACAATGAGTCATCGGGTGACACGGTCAGACCGATTTCGTACCCAGAGACGACCGCTGACCATTTGGCCCCAAACCCCTTCTTGTTGTACTGGACCCCAGCTACTTCTACGTATCTTCTGACGGACATTCCGATTCACCTAGTATATACCCCATCAACCCGCTAGTTTTTTCCCGCATCCGGTCGGGTGAGTTGATTCCCGGGTATTTGCGGAAAATTGTTGAGTTTGCCCGTTTGTCAACATACGTATCGGACAAAAACTCTATATCGGTATCGGGAAGGGAAAACAACCTGTCTACGACATCCCGATAGTCATCTAGCATCCGATCTAGGTTATCCTCATTCAGATCGAGGCTATCCACGGGCATCTCCGTATCCTCGTTAATTTCTAGGAACGTAGTTTGGTACGCGGCCCGGGTCTCAGTTACCATAGATAATGGTATATCTGTCAACTTAGCCAACTCCTTATCCGACATATTGGGGTCGGATCCAATATGTTTCCTGATCCGCATATAGCAGTCTGCGTATGTGCGTGGGATCCGGATCATCCGGGAGTGATCACGGAGGTAGTTGAGCACCTGGAAGGTGAGTGAGCGATTCAGCCACGTACTAAAATTGGCCTTACTTGGGTCCCACTTGTCGTACAGCTTGACCATAGCCTCAAGGGCCACAGATCTTAGATCGTCAAACGGCAACCCGCTGAATTGTGCGACCTTTCTGGCGGTGTGGCCGGCCTTCCACATGTTCTCCCGAATGTGCTTGTCCCGGGTCCGTTCGTACTCCGACCTATGCACACCCTTAAGCGGTTCTAGTTCTACAGGTCTCATGTTAGTTCTTGCATGATTTGATTACAAAGTCCTTGAGCTGTGAGGCGGGCATGATCCCATCACCATTGAAGGCGACAAGCTCGCACTCCGCATCGAAGATGGCGATCTCGGGGGTGCCGTTGCCGGACTGGCCGGGCACCAACGACTCCAGGAATTCCCAGCCATCCTCGAGCACATCCATTTCACCCCAGCCCACCTGGAGCTCCGGATACTCCTCTGCAACCTCTCCGGCTACCTTTGCCCAAATAGGTTTCATGGCATCGCAAGCTGGACAACCAGGCTGACCAAACAAAACCACCCTGTACTTAAATTCGCTCATAGTTCCTCCCGCTAGTTACGAATACACATGTACTATAGCACAAATTCCGTCACAAGTAGTTTGTCCGTATCGATCCTCGTCCCAGCCTGCCTGTGGCTCTCTGTTGACCCCCCTGGTAATTAGCCACCGGCAAATGGATACGACTACCGCCATGAGCGGCTTTAGACGAATTCATGATCTCCTCCCTGTAGATCTTCAAGCCGGCACAAAACGAGTCGGTGAAATCGTCATGCTTGGTGTACGGGAAAGCCGTCAGCTCGGACATAAACTGGGGCAGGTTGGGGATATCTGAGTAAATCGATACCCTGCCGTCTTCGGCAACTGGAGCAACCTCGTTGGCCCTCAGGACCTTATCCTTGCTAGGGATGATCTCCCTCACCGGGATCTGGAGCTCCGTCCTCAGCATCTGAATCAACGGTAATCCGGACGCCCTGGCCTCTACATACAAGGTTCGCACCCTCCACATCTTCAACCACACCGGCATAGCTTTAAGTAGCTCGGGGAACTCCATTTTCTCCGAATACACATGAAGCAGATGGAGCTTGCGAGTCTTTTTGACGACTCCGAATACGCAGATCACAGACGAGTCGTTCTCCTGACCCTTCTTCAGAGCAGTATCGGCAGTGGCGTAAACATACTCGTAGTTCTCCCGGTTTTTTTCGTGGTACTCGAACCAAAAATCCTTAAATATCGCCCCACTCTCCCCCCTAGGATTCCCCTGATACAGCACCTCGAACGTCTTTTCATCCTGCTTTTTAATGGACTCTAGGGCTTTGATCGGGAAGAACTCCGGCCAGTGAGATTCTCCAAGCTTCCTACCCAACGGGTCGGTCTCCTCATCAATACACAGGGCGGGAACATTAAGCTGCTTCCATCCCTCCGGATCACTAGCAATCAGCCTCCCTGACACATCCTCTTTGTGGAACCTGGTACCGATACTGGCTACACAGTTATTGGGCAGGCCTCGGGTGAGAAACTGAGTCGCACACCAGGAAAAAGTTGATTCGAGGACTTGCGAGCTATTACCATCTTCCAAAAGGTCATCGAGGATGCCAATCCCGGGCAAGTCGTCTTCGCTGATTACTCCGTATCCGAATCCGGTCACACCACCCCCCGCCGATGCGGACATGATCAGTCCACCCTGCTCAGACCGAACCGTCTTCAGGTTAGAGTTTTTCTCTAGTACCAGGCACTCAGGAAAGACCCAGTGAAACGCTTCGCTGGTGGTGTAAGCCAATATCGCCCTAGAGTTCTCCTGTGACAGCTTTAGGGCGTATGAGGCCATAATCATCTGAGCCGTGGGAGATCTGCCTATCTGCCAACTGGGCATCAGCTTACTGAGAAGCATGGATTTTCCCGTCCTGGGTGGGAGGGATATCACCGTCCTCCTGTAGTCCGGTTCCCCATCACATATGCTCTGCACGTAGTGACAAATCAGCTCATGCACTTTGTATGGTACGAATGTACCGCTGCTAGATACCTCACGAGTGATATACTTAGCAAATGTTGTGAACTCTGTGCGGCACCGCAACCGCAACAGCTCTTTTCGATCATCAGTACCAAGCCCATCAATTCTGGAGGTCATCTCGCGAACCAGGGCCTTCTCTTCCGCCAATTGGACCTTATTCACAATTCGTTTGGCCCTCTCGATCCGTAATGGCGTCGTATAGTGAGCTTTCACCCGGCACGGTGGGCGTAGCAACTCCACTCACCAATCCAGTACCCTTTAGTATCCCGATCTGATCCGGTGACAGCACCGAGTCCAGGAGCTGCCTGGGCTGTGGTGATGTCTCGCCCAGTTTCGACTCGGCGCTGATAGCCAGGATCCGGTCTCGGTCGAACAGAGTGCGTTCGGAGGGGTATGGGGCAGGGATAGCCGGCCCATAAGTGCCCAGCACCGAGCCGTAGTCGACACCGGGGGTCAGGCTGCGCCACTCTTTATCCGCCTGGGTAATTCCCCCCCGCAAGATCTTCAGGGCCTCGGCACGGTTCTTTTGCCCCAGAGCCGCCAGTCCAGGTATATTGGCGAACGAATTGGCTAAGTTACTTGTCACCCGCACCCCTGCACTCCCACCCCTCTTTACCTGGTCGAGTTTTTTCACAAACTTGTACAGGTCTCGGATAGCTTGAGCGTTCTCCCGTGCATCGTTGATAATTCCTGGAAGAACCCCACCCTCCTTCTTGTACACAATGTTTGTAAGGAGATTGTACATCGAGTCGATCAGTTTTCGTTCTACCGACTCCACACCCGTGATGTTGTTGTCAGCGGTCTTAAACGACTTCTCAACGGCTTCGAAGGTATACGCCATTTCGGCCATATGCTCAGGGAGGTCGGCAAATCTCGCAGCATTAAACCTCTCCGCCATATCCCTTACCCGACTTACCTGCTCGACCATTTTGGTTAGGTCGGCCCGGTTAGATGGAATAAGATTTGATCCCACCAGGGTGTTGGTGAGACCCTGAGCTTGTGCCACAGGACCCGTGTTGTTGGGGACTGGGACTCCCGATGGGTTATATGAGTTGGCATTGTTAGCCGTAAGTGCCCCGCATTTCTCGAGCAAATTATTGCCGTCGCTATCCTCCCCGTGAGAGACTTTGCGGCACTTGGGTCCACACGGACAATCAGAATTCGACCCAAAAACTCCCTTCAGACCTTTAACACCGTTGATGATTGTCACGGCAGAATTGAAACCACCACCGACAAGCTCGTTGAGTTGGTCGATCCCGATACCGCCATTCCCTAACAGTTTTGTCATCGATTCGGCCTGTCCAATGAGGCCCATGGCGGTGGTGGCCAGAACCGGCAACGACCCCAACCCGGACGGTAACTTAGACACCGCATCTAGATTTGATAATGACCCGAACAGTTTCGGTATCTCACCTAATGACCCAGATGTCAACCCCGACACCACACTACTCAGCAGTGCCGGGCTCACTACATTGGCCCCGATCGCCGTGTTAATTGTTCCGGTAACCGCACCAATCAGTCCGCCACCCGTGGCGGAGTTGAGGATAGTACCCAAGGTGGCCGGATACGCCGACGCCAACAGATCCTGAGCGATATCGATAACCGGTCCGACATACTTGCTCACTTCGGGAGGTAGTTCATCCAACCCAACCGCCACCGCGCTGTCGATAGCTCCGGCTATTCCGCCACTCATCAGACCGGTCATTACCGATGCGGTCCGGGGCTCGAGAGTCAGCAACGCACTGCGGAGGGTGTCTTGACCGATCTGGAGCAATGCGGAACTGGTATCTCCTGTCACAACCCCGTTCACCAATACGTCCGCTGCGGCACCCACCCCCGCCAAAATGGTCCCGGTTTCCGGTGTCAATGAGCCGTTGTCATCGAGTTCGTCCCGGATCGTCTGGAACAACGTCTCGATGGGGATACCGGTCTGGCTAGACAACACTTCCCGGGCCGCCTGCTGCAACGTATCGGCCCCATCAAATGCGGTTTCGGGCACCAGTGATGCGGCTTGCAGCAGAGCTTTGAGGGCCGGATCAGTGCCTGTGAGGGTAATGTTCCGGACCGTGGCGTCGAAAGCCACCCCGGCCACGTCCCCAGCGACCCAATCGTAGTTCTGCACTGGAACAGCCTCCTCCTCCAGCGCCTTGACCGGCTTGTAGCTGGTCGTGAACTCGACACGGGTTAGCGGTTTGTCCAGGGTGTGAAACTTGTGGGGGAGACGCTGACCCTGCTTCACCCACATCATCAAACCCTGGTACCTTTGACATATCAGGAGCTCGGAATTGTTCCCATCATCGGATACGGCCTCCATCCCATGGAGTTTTTCGGTACAGTTGGGCATTATGGACCGGAAATACGGGGGTACCGCACTGCTGGGACGCCAACCCCACGACTTGTTCTCATCCCGTTGACATATCATCTTCATGGTACGGAACCCTCGATCTTCTGAGAATTCGTGTTCCTCACCGGCTAGTGCCTCACTGCACTCCGGGATGCCTGGGTTCCTCTTCTGGCCCTGCTCAATCGCCAGTGTGGTCTCGTTGCCGGGGTTGATACCCTTCTCCACCCACAACCCGTTGGTGATGGATTTCCAGGCCCAGGCCGGCTTAGACCCCACCTGCTTGCTGGTGCGGCGTAAACACACCACAACGTCCTGGTTCATCTCATTGCTGAGGATATATACCCTGCCCTGATTACCCTCGTTACACGACATCCCCTGGTCGGTGGATCCATTCCACACCGCCATGCTCTCATCGATTACCGGTAGTTGTAGCGGGTTGCCGTTAATCCCCACACCCGGGTCGCTCCGGATCACACCGATCACGTACATGTCGTCTGAACGGCCACCCCGTTTGCCTACCAATACCTGAGCCCCAATATACCTCGCGCTTAACGTCCCACTGCTCGATCCGGATACCGGTATCCAGGATGATGTGATCTGATCGTCGGTCCTCACCTTAACCCTGCCCAACTTAAGAGGGTCATTTACATCCGCAATCACCCCCTCCTCATTAAACGGGTCGGAGTACGGGACACCTAGCGCCTCAATTATCCTGGTTTGAGCTTGCGCCATCGACGCAATAGGGATAAACGGATTCTTGTTCAACTTACGACCTCAGGTTCAAAGAACACATCGTCGGCAACCACCAAATCGGCCACCGAATACGCATATTGTACGCGATTTATAGATGTACTTGGAGAATAGTTATCCATCACCGAGACAACAGAGTCCCAGCTACGACCATTCCGGTTGTAGTAAAAAGGCATACGGATGACCGTTGTATTGGCAGACAACTCATCCTGACACGTACTGATACCTGCGATAAGCTGGTTGGGGTAGTTGGCTACTTCCGCATCTGTGTCGGTGCCAGCCCTTAGCACATCAACAATGTACGGCATGTTGATGGGGGCATTGAGCTCGCGATCCCTCAGTCCACTCCGGATAACGAATGTCCCTGTACCTGAGTCGTACCGCAGCTCTTCGGGGGTGTGGGCTTTAATACCCAGGGCCCAGAACATAAACAGCAGAGTCAATGTGCTACCGCGAGAAGGTAAAATACCCTGCCAACGGGATACATCTACTACCAGGTTGTTAAAAGTCCCGATTGTCGTGAGATCGGTAGTTGTATTGTACACTCGGCCGCTATACCTATACGAAGTGGTGACAACCCCTGTACCCGAATTAACTTGGACCCTCTCGATCCTCCCCATATCGACGCGGCGCAGCGTATCTAGTGAAGGGTCCTGGGTCCACATAGATCCGGACACCGCGTTAACGTGGGCGTTTTGGAGCAAGAGGCGTTTGGTGGCATTAGGCCACTCAAGGTCCCATAGTCCGCCTACAAACCCGAGGTGCTGGGCTAGCCAGTCCAGGTTGAGGGGATAGCAGGTATCCGGATCGAGGTAGGTGCGGTAGAAGTTATCCAGGGTGTGTTTGGTCCCAGACAGCAAGTCGTCGGCCCCTGCCGTCAGCCACTTTGCCGGGGTATCTGGTTCGTCGGGGTTGTTGTAGGTCCCCTCGACCCCAGGCAACCTCCCGTATACCGGCCTCCCAATCCGGTCATCAACCGAAACCCTCGACCCCCGTATACCGGACATCATCACCTCTATACCTGACTTATACAGCCCGGTTAGGGCCCCATAAGCCGCTATGGCAAATTGTCTATTCGTCAGGTTTACATTCCAGATCGAATCGATAGAGTCCGATACAAACTCGTACCAGGCCGGATCGAGATCAGACTGCAGGGCGCTTAACAACCTATCACGTACTGCCGTCTCAACTGCCACTGTCGCCTGGTCCGTTCCCAGCAATGCCCGGACGAAGTTGTCAACCGAATCGGTCAAAGAACGGACCGTGACCGAATCCGCATAGCGGGTAGTAATAACTCGTCTCGTAAACGTTTCCGACGAGTATGTGTTAGGTGGGAGGTAGATGGTGGCTGGGATACTAGCTACCCAGGGTACATTGATCGTCCCGGCTCCAGCCGGCAAGCTAAACTTCCCCCGGGTGATGCTACGTAGCGTAACCTTGTCGGTACCGAATACGAAATAGTACAGACCAGATACCGTAAGGGAGTTGTATCTCCAGCGGTCATTTGATACGCGGCTCAGTGTTCCGATCCCACACTTACCCCTCTGACACCCTGTATTGTTTCCAGTTCCCTCACACTCCGCCCCCACTCTAGCGCAATTCTCTAGTCCGTTTCTGAGTGGTATTCCGTGCCCCAACACCACCAGCCCCTCGCCGAGCAGAACCGGGGCGATATACACATGGGCTACCGATTTGTATAAGGTATTTCCGTAAAGTTTCTCGATCTGTTCGTTGCGTCCCGATGTCAACTGGGCATCTAGTCCGGGTCTAAAGTCAACACGCCCCAGGGTGTGGGAGAATATCTTACTGGATCGGCGATTCTCGAATTCGTAAACTATACGTCCTGCTCCCTTAGTAAACGCTGGCGACAGGGTTTTTTTAGCCGCCCCCCGGTCCCAAGTACTGTTAGACAACACTGTATAGTTCCTCGTACGTGTAGGTTAGAGTGCTAAAATCCACCACCGATGTGAGTGATACTATAGCCCTGTAAAGCCTGAATCCAGATGTCGAATCCGGAACCGACAACGGAGTAACCGATACCTTATCAATTACTTGCTCGTACTCATACGTGCACGTGTCATTCACTTCGTCCTCAACACCCAAGAACCTCCCGCAATATCCATCAGTGGCCCCGGTAATATCCGGATCCAGAGCCATCTGTTTGATATCCAGCACGGGGATGTCTACTACAAAATCTAGGGCCAGCAACTCCCGTAGAACACTTGACCCGGATAGGTTGTTACCCAGCCCGATAGCTGAAGGGTAGATGAGATCGGTCAGCAGGGTCTTGACCTGATTGGCCAGGGTATCGGTGAAAGTAGTCGTGACCCTAGGGTCCCATTGGATGCTGGCGACCACCTCTACCGGCAATACCGTAGGAGCGGACAAATACACTTTTACATCTAGTGGTACCCTATCCCGCAGCGATGTCAGTAAAAGGGATTGAGTAGGCACACTTAGCTGACTGCCATCGTCACCACCAGCCACAACATACACACCCCGGGATTCAACACCAAACCTATCCTCATACGACATAACCCTCACTAGTGTAGCCTCGGGAGCAATAGCGAACACTTCCCCCTCAAAGTCAGCCCGGGATGTCAAGTTACGCCTACCGAACAGCTCAAACGCCCTCAACTTCATGTCGTCAACGGTCTCGAGATCTGCTCCTCCGGCCGCCGGAGAGTTATTGGTCACCAGATCTAGTCCGAGGAAATTTCTCTCTACCCGTCCTATACTGCCGGCTGGGACGTTATATACCGTGCCCCACCGTTCAGATTGGGCCGTGACAGTAGCGCTGGAACCCGTCATCCGTACCTGATCCAGGAGTACGAACACCTGTCCGGAATTGGCGTAGACTTTTGTTCCGGCCGGGATAGTCACGGGGCGGGTGTACCCAGGAACCCTGAAAAAAGTCACATCGACGAGGGCTCGGGAGCCAATTCGACGTTGAACCCCCAAACTACGCAACCACTGGATCGTTACCGCCTCGGGCAGGGAATTCAGGTAGTAAAGTAGTTCGGCTTGGGCAAATCCCTGCCCTTCGCTAATTGCTGCCAGGGGAGATGCCGACGTGAAATCAGTTAGCTGTCCACCCGACTCAATGTGGATCCGGGATTGAATAGCCCGAACGACCTCATTGACGTTTCTGCTGTCAAGCTGTAGCGGGAGTAACGGTCCGAATATCTCAGTTGCCATGGTGATTGGTTATCAGTCGAAAGTGGAGGTGCGGGAACGTTGTGAATAAGGCAGACCGGTATCGGCATTTTCAGAGGCGTAATCCGGTACCAGAGTTACGTCGATAAAGTCACCGTTAGAGTCGGTAGCCGGGTCGTAGACGGTATAACCGTTCATTCCGACAACTATTTCGGATAGGTCGACGCTATACATAATCTGGTCGGACGGACTCATAGAGCCAATACCGCTCAGATCTTTCAAGGTGCCGATTGTGCCCAGACCAGCGATGGCCCGATTCGTGCCCCGGATATCTGAGATGTCCGCTAGAGACATCAGCGTGGCAAGTCCGGGACGGAGCAAATCGTCTAGGGGCTGGAGGGTTGCATATCCCTGATACCCCTCGGTTAACGACTTGACAATGCTGTCTGGGAGATTTGTACCGTCCGTACCCATACCAGGATACGCAACACCGCTGAAGTAGTCAGAGGGAGTAAGATACCCCGTCGGAAAACCAACACCGCTGGAGTCGCTATCGAGACTGGTACTGTCATCAAGCTCGATGCGGGTTCCGGCTGGCAACTTGTCCAGCTTGTTGTGGGTGACGCTGGAGGCCAATTGGCTATACAGATCTAGATCTGCCACTGACCCTGCCAAATCGTCTTTTACCCGCTGGGTGTCTAGTGTGATCCCCAACCCGTCCATAACGTATTCAAACGCGTCGGTTAGGGATGACTCGTATGTAGAAAACTCGTTATAAGCTTGCAACACCCCCGAATAGATCCTATCGGACCACACAGATAGCGGTTGGCCTTGCCCGTCGATAAACTTGGCAAAGTCCTGCCCCCGGCCGTATTCAGCCGTCAAAGCATTCCCCATACTGACCCGATCGAGGCGGTTGCCGATCACATCGCTGGAGGGTGTCGGACCTAGAAAACCCGTAACCGATTTACGCCGCACCTGGTTAGCGACTTCCGGATACCGATCTGGAGAGCCGTAAGCTACCGCTGCCAGCCCGGATATTGTCGACCAGGAGTCGGTCAGATACGTTGCCACGGCAGATGTTCAGTCTTCTACAGGGCTTTCAACGGTTGAAAGCAGGGTAGAAGCTATTAATTCCGTGGAAGCAACCGTACAAACACTCACGACATCACTGCCTGGCGAAGAACCTTTCATTGGGGATGGAGCCGAAGGAGAGCTGATCACCAACACGGCCGATGGCAGGTTGTGGGCGGCGGATGTTGCCGGCAACCCGATCGAGCTGGGTGGCGCATGCGTCAACCGACCTATCAACGGCAATTTGTTCGCCGGAAATTACCTCGATCTCGACGTCACCAATCCGGATAATTTGCCGGTGCCGGTCCCCAATCCCAACAATGTTCCGTCGGGTTTTTACCGAGAATTACGCATCCTGTTGAGATTTGTCGGTACCCCGCTTCAGACATTTACTACGTATTTTGACTACGACGTCGATTGGGGAGAAGGTGTACACCCCAGCAGCTACGCCCAGACCGGCTCACTGGTTCTTGTCGAACTGTGCTCATTCGGGCCTAGTCCGGCATGGCTGGGACACGTTGTGTGGCATCGAGTCCCCTAGTACTTCACTGTCTCAGGTTGTGTTGAAAGCCTTGTAGAAGAATCAGCCAATCCCGTCATCACCTGTGGATCGTATCGTATTTCAAAATGGCAGAGCCATATCCAGCGCTTATCTGAACGAGGTCCAGAAGGGCCAAAAGTTCACCGGAGATACCCGCACTAATTACTACGCTGATCCGACTACCGGTAACGAGGCGGGCTGGGATATAGGTCAGCGTGACCGTATTAAGGACTGGGAGATCGCTGATCCCCGTGTTGATAGAGAGTCCGCTTTGGGACGTAGCGCACACGATGGCATCGTGCTGGGTTGGAATGGTACAAGCGTGGTGGTTCCTGGTGTACCCGCCACCCGTCCTTCCGGCTCCAGCGGAATCGGAGTCACGGTTGAGGCCGGCACGTTCATTAGCCGTAACGGTAACCAGGTATCTTGGTCACGCCAGCTCGTTCAGATTTTGGGCGGAGCCAATTCCGTCTCGTACTTATACGTGCTTGACAACGGCAGTAATCCGCTTGTGGTTTCGATGGGTAATTCACTGCCCAGTGTAACCTCCGCCCACGTCCCTCTGGCTCGAATCCGTCTCAACAGTACCGGGACAGCTTTGGCCACCGATCCGACCAGCGGAGAAGTGGTAGGTACCGGATATATCGACCTCCGCCCCAACACATTTGTCGGAAATCTCAATTCATATCCCGCCGAGCTCACTAACACAACCATCAAATTGGCGGATTATACTGCCAATGTCTGGGACCGGGTCATTGCCGACACCAGCAACGGGAGCATTATTGTCACCCTACCAGCATCACCTTCCGATTCCGACCGCATAGCAGTTGTTGATATTAGTGGGACGTTTGACCGGTTTCCACTAATCATCCGTCAAAACCCCACCAGCAATGAGTTTCTAAACAACTCCTCGGACGACTGGATCGTTAATATTCGCGATGCCCACCTAGAGCTATTTTACCACGACGCTAGCAATCAGTGGAAATTTGAGGAGACCCCTGGGTCTGATTGCAGCCCGGTGCTGGGGGCATTCCTATCCTGTGGTGGCAGAGAGTTTATTGGAGATAGGTTAGCCACCGAGTGTCCTGACGGTGCCGCACTTCCTTCCCGTTATCCAGATCCCAGCCCTGGCACCTATGAGTTCGAGCCATCACCGTCTGACCCTGCTCTCGGCAAATGCTACAGGTCTTACAACAATCTCGTTGCGCTGTTCGCTAATGGAACCGGCGGACTAATCAGTGTAGCCAACGCCCCCCGTTGCGATCGTACCGGTACCTCCAGCTCCGTATCCACCACTCGCAATGTCATCTATGTTGACCCGAGTATCGGTGACGACTCGATTGGTAACTCAGGAACCGACCCTAACCGCCCCTTCAGGACCCCTGAACGTGCCGTTGTCGAGGCAGTAAGGGAATCTCGCCGAGCCGGACAATCCAATGACCGTTACGACCGGGTCATGCTCGAGCTCGCCCCGGGAGACTACTACATTGATAATAGTCCTGGGTCCTTGGCCACCCTATCCATTACAGAGGAGACCGGCCTAATCCAACGGACCGACACAACCTACACCGTGGGAAGCGTACAGGTCGGTGATCGAGTCACCAATCTAACTATCAACGTTGGTGATCCGGTATCCACTCAGCCCCCACGCCCCCTAAACCTCGGCCGTGTACTGTATTCCGAGTCGGGCGGCGTAGGAAACATAGCTCGGATCGAAAAGCAGTCCCCGTCCAGCTCGAACTGGATCGTTAGCCTTGAGTATGTTAACGGAACCTTCAATATAAACGACGAGCTGTACTACGACAACCTTGCTGTTGTCAACCCGCAGACCGGAGGACTTATCGTCCCCCGGGGCATCTCCATCGACGGTACCGATCTGCGCAAGGTACGTCTCCGCCCCATGTATGTGCCCGAGCTGACCCCGGTCCAGAACGACCCTCAAATCAACCGGACCGCCATCCTGAAGGTAACTGGGGGCACCTATGTCTCACTGCTCACCTTCACCGATAACCCCCAATACGCCCGCAGCCACGCCACTGTGACGTCGGTGGTGTTCGCGTCACAAGCCGAAATCAATGGTGGTGGAACCGAAACCCCGTACTACAGCCGTCTCAACAACCTGTTCCGGGAGATCGATAATTGGGGGTCTGAAGGACTCGAAGCTATCCCGGCTGAAACCGTTATCGTAGCTCCGATTACCACCACTAAAGCTAATCGGGCACAGGATATTGAGGAGAACCAAACAGGACTTAGCGGTGGTGACAGCCGTACTAATGCTCCCATCTCCTACCCCGGAGCAACCCGTATCCGTGACACGGACGGTTCGATTGTCCCATTGCCGGACATCAACAGCACGAGATCTTCCTCTCCGTATGTGTTCAACTGTTCCGTCCGGTCGATCTTCGGCTTGAACGGTTTGTGGGCTGATGGCTCCCGTGTGGCCGGCTTCAAATCGATGGTAACAGCGAACTTCACCCAAGTCTCCTTGCAGACAGACCCGAACTGCTTCGCCCCTACCACATACTTCCAAGATCCTCCGATTAGCAAAGAGTCTGGTACCGGCAAGCAATATAAAACCTGCAGCACCGACTTGTTCAAGTACCGTCACTTCGGTATGCGTGGTTCGAACGATGCCACCATACAGGTTGTGTCGGTGTTTGTCATCGGCAACTCCGATCACTTTGTATCCGAGAGCGGCGCGGACCTGTCAATTACCAATTCCTGCTCGGATTTTGGCGACATCTCGCTACGGGGTATCGGGTATAAAGGTAAGTCGTTCAGTCAGGACGAGGCTACCACCGCACCCGGGTACAGCGGCACCCGTATCACCCAAATCATTCCTCCCCTTCCCCTCTCCTACTCAACCCTATCTGACGGTCGCCCTGCCACCCTCGAGGACACAGAGATCAATACTGGCTTGACTGTAGATTACAACAAGACTCTGGCCCATACTTACGTAAATCGTACTCCGGGTGGGGATGCTCCCAGCACCATGAGGATATATGTCCAGAACTCCAATATCGCATCGGTCTTATCGCTAGCCAATCCACCCTCCGCCTCCGACATTGCGTTCGGGCAGTTCTCTTACACCAACAAGGTCAGTGAGGGGGTGTGGGAGCTGGCCGGTGGCCCCAGCCGAGCCAATCGCAAACGGATTTACGTGAGTGGTTTTGACGAACTTGGCAACTCCATCCTGTATGCCGGCAATCTGACCCAACTCAATCCCAGCACGTCTCCAGGGTTCTCAGCTCTCGACGACCGGTCCAAGATCTTTGTATGGGACCCGGCTCCTCAGGACTATAGCGGTACTCCTGGGGGAGTAAACGACCTCCCCAACACAATTGTAGGTCCGGGTGCATGGTATATCCCCGTCACGTACTCCGATATCCCAGAGGAAGAGACCGACCTGGACAATGACGGGTATCTCCTGAAGCGTTTTGACTATGCTGTCCGGTACAAGCTGCTCGGATCACCTTCTGGTTCCGAGCTAGTATACTCCTCTCTCGATTTTATATTCGATAAGTCTCCGGTAAAAATTATCCGGGCCAATGACAAACGTAAGGCTGATGACCGCGTGTACCGCGTAGTCCTGGAAGGGTTTATTAAGGAGGTTCGTGGCATCCGCCGCCCGCAGCCTTACTACATCATGGAGAAGCAGGCAGGTGTGGCAGGGTACCCCCTCAACTCCGGAACCGATCTCTTATCCGATCCGCTAACCATCACCCAAGTCCGGACATACGACGAGGTATTCAGGCCCGGCAAGCTGGACGTGCAATTCCCCGGCCAGTACGTAACCTATCTCACCCAGGGTTCCAAGGCCCGCGAGGTCTTTACGGCCGATCACTACCCTAGTCAGGACCGGGATTATCCCGAACTAACCGAGGACCCGGGTGACAGTTCTACTAAGGTGGCTCTAGAAGCTATGCGGGCCCGTTCTGGGGTGTGGTTCAGTATCGGTTCGAGCCCTCTCGGCCCATCGGTAACCCCGATCACGATCAAAACATCGTCTAGTGTCAGCACTCCAGGTATCCTTATCGGGCTTCGTCGTCCGAGTGTGATCCGGGCATCAAACCACACCTGGGAGTGGACCGGTTACCTCAACTACGACACCGCTTTCCCCACCTTCCAGGGCGACCCGCTCGAGCAGGACTTCGCCCTCGGCAAGATTATCGTTGAGGAAAGTGGCGGCAGGGTGTACGCCACCGGCATGAACGAGGAGGGCAGCTACTATCTGGGTACTACCGTATTCGATCTGCGCTCCGGTGAGCAGTTTGCGATCCCACTGTCATCCGACAGCGATACCGCTAACGTCACCAACCAAGTACTGAATAACGTCATTGTCCGCACCACCTTGCTCATGCAGGATGGTTCCAGCCTCGTGATGGGTCGCGATACCACGCTGTTCTTCAGCAACGACACCGAGTTCAAGTCGTTGACTACCGGTGACATCGTGGCTAGCCGCAATCCTCCTGCGGTTTATGCTACCAAGTCTCGTGCCGGACTGGTGCAACTGGCCGACAGCACGATGATCCGGGGTGCGAAGGGTACTTCGGCGACGGGCGTGAGCGACAAGGCGGTTGTCACCGCACTCGACCTGGCCAACGAGCTAGATGTCCGGTTCGAGAACAGTGTGGCGGGGGGTGATGGAATAACTGTCAGTACTCAGTCTTTAGAACTCCCTGGTGGAGACCCCAATGACCCGAACGACAACATAACCCAGTTCTCTATTGCTGCAGATCCTAGCTACGGTGGTTACACACCAATCGGTGGCATCATTATGTGGTCGGGATCTGTTGTCAACATCCCCACAGATAAGGGATGGTTCCTATGTAACGGTCAGAACGGTACACCGAATTTGGTCAACAGGTTTATTGTCGGGGCTGGAGGTGCTTACTCAGTTGGAGGCACTGGTGGGGCAGATTCTGTAACTCTCACCACTTCCCAAATCCCTTCCCACTCACACCCGGGGACCGCAGTAAGCAATGGAGCTCACATACACGATATTACTGATCCGGGCCATAACCACTCCTACGATAAGATGACGGATCTTGCGGACAGAGCTGACCTGGACGATAACCAGTTCAGAACCGAAAACCGCTCAGCAACTACAGGGAACGCATTTACCGGGATCACCATCAACTCCGCCGGAGCCCACACCCACAACGTGACCACCAATAACATCGGCGGCGGTGAAGCTCACGAAAACCGTCCACCCTACTACGCTCTAGCCTATATCATGCGGGTTTTCTGACCACCTCCCATGACTAACCTGCGACGTGCCCGCTCCCCCGCATGGTGGGGCCGCCTGACGACCCTAATACCACAGTTCGACCTGCCAGGCATCGAGCCGGAAGTGTGGACGGTCGAATTGGCGGAGAAATGGGTCCGCTCCGTGCCGGCCAAGTGCCCGTTCGAACGGGCGGTGTGGTGGCGAGGGGTGTTGGTGCTGTATATCCCGGCCCTGTGCTCGCTGAATCCGGTCTCGGCCCAGTTGTACCGAATCCGGATCGCGGCCCAACAGTACCTGTTGTCAACGGTTCCGGACACAACCGATACTGATAGGGGGGCAGTCCACCCATAACCCCCAGTTATCTGCTACATTGGGTTAGCTGACCAGACCGGTCGGCCATATCCCAGTGAAAACACCAGTGGCAACAACTACAGCGTTTACAGTCAACACCATCAACGTGGGCACTAGCTCACCTGATCTCGCCCCCCTGGCGGGTCGCGAATACCCTGGCCAGTACGTATCCCTACCAAACGCAAACCTGCCTAAGGCAATGCGTCGGGACCTGGACAAGGTTTTTGTCTCCCTAACGGGTGAAGAGCTCCCCCTGGAGGAAAACACTTTCCTGATCAAGGCGGAAGACGGCGTATACAACCGCCTGTTTGGTCCCATCCTCAAGGTAGGTGTGGACGAAGTCGAAGGCACAGAGTCCGGCAAAGCCTACATCCAGTGGGGTAACCGGTATATCCCTGTGTCCCTCGGCAAATCGGGAGTCTCGGTCGATATCAACGGTCAAACCGTCTCCCTCGAGTCCGAGTTCGCTGAGTTCAACTTCAGCGGTCGTGGCAACGACATCGGTTTGATGATCTCGGTTGACGAAGAAGACGGATCGGGTCAGGTCGTACTGCCCATCGCTGTCCGCTTCATTGACTGGGAGAATCCTCCCGAGATCAAGGCCCTCAACGCCATGTTGAAAAAGGGCAAGGACGCCGACATCCTCTCCCTGGTTCAGGAAGTAGCCGCTCGCGGAACCGGTCGCCAACGCGCCGACCACGAGATCGATTTTCGTGATCTGGATGAGGGCGAAAGCTTCACGGTGGTGAGCTATCGCGGGGTTGAAACCAAATACGGTCCGTCTTACCGGATCATTTTGGGTGATCACCCCGTGGCTGGCGAAACCTCCGAGTGCTGGGCTCATGCCTCCCTCCGCCCTCTGCTAGCTACTCAACCCGAGATCTCGGATGAGAAGCCAGCCACCATCCACATCAAGGAGAAGACTGTGGGTACTGACGGCAAGGTCCGGATTCGCTGCTCTATGATCCTGTCCCAACAGGAAGAAGTGGACGGCGACGCTCTGGATCTGAACTTCTGATAGCTGGGCGGGGCGGGAGACTTCTCCTTCCCCGCCTTTCTCGTTGAAAGCTAAACAGACACGATAAACCCCATGACCGATACCGCCTCTGTCCCATACGGCTGGACCTCTCCTGACCCGGACACAATCGCCTACGACTTTGGCGAAGCGAGATTCGGTAGGGCCCCCAATGACATCCCGGCCAACGATACCGGTACAGATGGGAAGAGCCAGGAAGACGAATACCATAGCGAATCCGTTCCCGCTGACAGCGATCGGGGTCCGGCCAAGGTAACGGCCGGAACCGGTAGTTATGGCGGCACCGAAGAGTACAAGCCGGAACGCGACTCAAAGGACACCGGGGACACAGGCTCAATCGACCTCCCTATCGGCCATGCAGTTATCGAGAACGGTATTGTGCAGGGGAGAAATTACTACCTGGTTTGGGACGTAAAAACCGAAAAGTTTTACGGGGTCATCCCCAACTACAAAGAGGGCAAGGAGTTCAGATCCCGGATGAAACCCCATCGAACTGACGTTCTGGGTGATGTTTACCAAGTCCTATCTGCTTCACTCCCCGACGACCTCTCCGGGCAACTCATGAAGAGGTTCCCTGAAACCGCCGCCCTTACCAACGTCTACGACCGATAAGGACATCTTAACCCCCACCCCACTACGGATCAAAATCCCCTATACTAGACTCCTACCTCACCCCTCCTCCCATGTCGTCCCGATCACTGCTATCGCACCCGCCAATGGTCTACAAGAAGGCGGGAGGATTTGAGTACCCAGAATTTTTTGAATACTACCGTAAGGCGGTAGCGTCGGTTTGGCGCCCGGAAGAGGTGGCTATGGGGGCAGATGTTACGGACTGGCAGCAAAACCTCACCGAAAGTGAGAAGCAGTTGATCGCTGGTGTGTTGAGGGGTTTCACTATTATGGAGATGGGCATCTCGGAGTACTGGGGTGATGTGGTATGCCGGAAGTTCCCCAAACCCGAGATTTTGTCTATGGCCCGGGCGTTTAGCTTTTTCGAGCAGATCCACGCTCAGGCCTACAACCACCTCTCCGATACCCTGGGGATCAACGAATCCGAAGCTTTCCTTTCCGATCCAGCCGCACAACAAAAGGTTGAGAAATTCTTCACTGAATGTAGCTCGGAGAAAGTATCATTGGCGGTGTTCAGCGGGGCTGGGGAGGGGGTAAGCCTGTTCGCGTCATTCGCACTACTGCTGGCGTTCAACAAAACTGGCCGGATGAAGGGATTGGCCCAGATTATCTCCTGGTCGGTTAGGGACGAACAAAATCACAGTGATGGTGGTTGCGAACTCTTCAGGCGGTTAGTAGAAGAGACCGGTATTGCTGACGAAGAGATTAAGGAAATTGGTGAAGGATTCAATACCGTAATCGAGAACGAATTCAGTTTCCTCGAGAATATTTTCGACAAGATTGATAACTCGAAGATCCCCATTCTCCTAGAAGACCTCAAAGCCTATATTAAACTCCGGGCCAATAATCGCTATAGCCGGCTTGACCTAGACCTATCCATCCCCATGAGCGACCAGGAAAGAATTTCGGCGGCCAACATCTCTTCTTGGTTCGATCCGATGGTAAGGGGCCAAACCAACTCCGATGTCTTCTCCCAGGCAAAAGACGGATCTGTGTATGTAGCTAAACCCTCCCAAGATTGGATGTCAGTCGATTTATCCTCTCTGGACCTGGCCCTAGCATAACCCTATCCACCATGTACCCGTACCCTAAACCGTATCTCCAAGAACCTAACGGCCCCTGGATTGTACAAACAGGGCGCGGAACACGAACCTTTAACGATCCTGAGCTCGCCTGGAGCGCCTACTACTTCTCCAAACTGCAATACGAAAAAGACCATGAAAACGATCAAGCAAGTTGATAAAGACACCCGGTACATGTACCGGGAGCACGGCACCGTTTGTCTCGTGACCGAGCCGGGCCGGTCGGATCGTCTCCTCGAGCTAGCCCACCAGCGCCGCGTCAACCAGGAACGGTACGTCCATTCGCCCCTCGACTCCTGGGATATCTGATGGCCATGGATATCAACATTAATGTGCCGGATGGTTGGGGGGTCAACGACACCGAATCGTTTGAGGAGGTGCCCGACCTCGACCCCGCTGATGAGAAATCAGAGGTGTGGAAGAGGTGGAAAGACTCCCCGTACCAGGTGAGCGATATGGGCAGGGTACGCCGTATCTATGAAAACGGCGAGACCAAGTATCGTAAGCCCAGATCGGATGATAGGGGCAAGTACCGTATCAACCTCACCTGGACACGTAACGGCACTCCGTATCGCGAAGAGCCCTTCCAGCACCAAATGGTTATGGCCGTCTTTGGGCCCGAAAAACCAGCCGGTGAGCACATCGTTGTGTGCCACAAGAAGCCAACAGGGCCCGATGGCAAGCCCGACAACCGCCTATCCAACCTGTACTGGTGCGATCGAAGCCGGAACGTCGAAGACGCATGGGACGACGGTCTGATGGACTCGGGGGCCGAATGGAAAGATGAATAATGTGCCCGATGAGCTATTAGCTCAGCCCCCTTAACAGTAAGCCGCTAACCCGTTCCCGCCCATCTCGACTCTAATGTCGGGATAAATTTTTGCAACCTTGAAACTCTCGTTAACTCCCCATGACTGCCTTTAACATCGACACTCTCCCCACCCATCCCGACTGGCTAACCGAAGAGGCCCAGCAAACCCTGAGCGGGGGTTATCTTATTCCGGGGGAAACCTCCCGTGATATGTGGAAACGCTGCGCGGTTACGGCTGAAAAACACCTCAATTATCCGGGGATCAGTACTGATTTCATGGAGATGTTCTGGAGGGGGTTTATGGGAGGAGCTTCCCCGGTCCTGAGTAACTTTGGCACCAGTAGGGGGTTACCTGTCAGTTGCTTAGAAACTGGTACCCGCGTTCATACACCAGACGGTTTCAAGGAGATTCAAGATCTGGAGGTGGGTGATCTCGTGTTGACTCACCTCGGAAACTGGAGGCCCGTTCTTAATAAGTGGTCTCGTCAGACAACTGGGGATCTTTATCGGCTCTCAGTTAGCAACCGTGGACGTTATAACCTTAACGTAACTGGAAACCACCCAATCCTAACCAATGAAGGTTGGATTAAAGTAGAGGATTTAAACCCCAAATCTCACAAGATAGTTATTGAACCTATTACCAGTGTCTTTCGCAAGAGGGACCGTAGGAAGAGCTTTGAATTCAAAATTGGGAGCCAAAGGTACAATAAAGGTTCTTCTCAACTCTGTAAAGGAGCTGGTTGCTTCAGGGGAAAAGAAGTCCCTAACTGCTATCTTGATCTCGATTTGGCTTGGTGGTTCGGGTTATGGTTTGCTGAAGGACATACAACAAATAATGGAGCAATCGGTATTTCAATGGGTTGGGATGAAGAAGAACACCTTGACCGCTGGCTTAAAATAGCCGAGGAAAAATTTGGCCTAAAGGGGTCTAAGGATATTTATGCTAACAGTAGGGGTCACGAGCATGCTCACGCAAAAATCTACAACAAATACCTTCAGTCTTTTTTCGATGAGGAGTTCGGCAAAGGCTGTAAAGTAAAGACCATTCCAGATTGGTTTTTTGAGCAACCTGATGAAACCTTAAAGGCATTCCTGGACGGCTTTATTGTTGGGGATGGCTCCTTAAAGTACAATGGAGAGATTGTCACTATCGGGATAGCCAACGAAAAACTTGCCTATCAGCTTTGGTATATTGCTCACCTACTCGGCAGATTTCCTTCTCTGGCCCGTAATATTGCCACATACCACAAGAACAGAAATGAAGAGAAGGATTTGAACTATAAGGACCACGGCTGCTTTTGGGTAAATCTCCCTAAGAGTAGTCCTGCGGGATACGGATTGTCCCGTTCCTTTAAGCTTGAAAAACAGGACCGAGAAACCACTGTGTGGGATATCGAAGTAGCCGAAGACCATAGCTTTGTGGCTCAAGGTATTGTTGTACACAACTGCTACAGCCACTCCATTTTAGATGACACTAACAGCATATTCAGCCACCTCAAGGAGGTTGCGGCTCTTAGTAAGAATGGGGGTGGGGTTGGTAGCTATTTTGGTGAACTGAGGCCTAGCGGATCTCCGATCAGAGGGGGCGGCAAATCCGGATCGATTGTTGATTGGATGCGCTTATATGATCGTACCGCAGCTACTGTATCCCAGGGTAATACACGTCGAGGTTCATTCGCCCTCTACATTCCCATCGATCACCCCGATCTGATGGAGGCCTTACGTAGCAAGGATCATAGCCAGGGGGACCCCCGGCAATTCATCGACTCCAATCTGGCCGTAACCGTAACCGATGAGTGGATCGAGTCCATGATGGCAGGAGACCAACACAAGAAGGAGATATTCGCAGAGGTTCTTAGATACCGCATGATCTCTGGTTCTCCGTATATCATCTATATCGATAATGCCAACAACCAGCGTCCTAACTGTTTTAAAGAGAGAAATCTGAAGATACTATTCTCAAATTTGTGCTCGGAGATCTTTTTGCCGTCTGATGAAAATCACACATTTGTATGTGTTCTAAGTTCATTAAATTTGGCGAGATACGACGAGTGGAAAACCTGGAAAGGAAGCGTTACCGGTAAAACTTTACCCGAGCTGGGCATATACTTCCTCGACGCAGTTGTTTCGGAGTTTATTCACAAAGCCGAGCGCATCCCATCAATGGGACGTGCGATTAGGTTTGCTAAGAAATCTCGTGCACTGGGCCTTGGCACCATGGGTCTTCACGCTCTATACCAATCCCACAACCTTCCATTCGCCTCAAAAGGTGCCCGAGAGCTAAACATCGAAACCCACAAATGGATCGATGAAATGACCTTGAAGGCATCTCAAGACATGGCTAAGGTCTATGGGGAGCCGGAGTGGTGTGAGGGCAATGGTATTCGCCATGCTACCCGCATCGCAATTGCCCCCACCAAGACCAACTCGGTCATCTGCGGGGCGGTATCGGAAGGTATCGAACCCCTAACAGCCAATCTGTTCTCTGCCTCTAACGCTAAAGGTACATTCGTTCGCCGCAACCCGTACCTTGAGGCCCATCTCAATTCAATCGGACGAAATGACCAGGAAGTGTGGGATTCTATCCTCGATGAGCGCGGATCTGTCCAGCATCTTGACTTCCTGGACACCCAGACCAAAGAGGTCTTTAAGACCGCCCGGGAGATCGATCAGTTTGAAATGATAGCTCAGGCGGCGGAGCGTCAACCGCATGTGTGCCAGGGACAATCTTTAAACATCTACGTAGACCCGGAGGCACCGGCTAAACAACTTTGGAGAATCCACCTTAGTGCTTGGAAAGCAGGCCTGAAGTCACTTTATTACTGCAAATCCAGCTCGTTGCAGGTTGTGAAGGCGGCGAAACCAGCCTCACCCACCAGCCTGACCTCCCTGGTAGTCACTAAGACGGATTGCCCGTGGTGCGTAAAGGCGAAGGAGCTCCTGTCCTCCAAAGGTTATGCCATACAGGAAGTCGACCGATCCACCATCGCCGATTCGGATTGGCCCTATACCACCGTGCCCCAGATCTGGATTAACAGCACCCATGTTGATGGGGGTTACGAGGGTTTAGTTAAACTCCTTGACCCAGCCACAGAACCCGAGTATAGTGAATGTCTATCATGCCAGGGATGATGCAAACTAACATTAGTCAAGACGACTACACCTGGGCGGAAAACGCTCGGAACCATTTTCCAGAAATCACCTCTCACGGGTACGGATTACCCGACGGATGTAGCAACAACTGGACCAGCACTTTGTCCGACAAGGATATCGAGCAGATTATTGCGGCCCGAGACTTCCTCTGTGGGTTCAAACCTCTGGAACAAGTTAGCTACGGTTCCCGAAAAAGCCACGGATCTCCAACAGCCATTGAGCTAAAGTCTCTACTGCAGAAATACAGTGGGATATATGTGTACGAGGGAGACATTATCCTTGCCGCATCGGCCCTGGGACTTCCTATCCGGAATCACGCCTCCTGTCACGCCCAGATTGGGGTAAGCAGAAGGCAGTACAAGGACCTCCAAAAGGTGGTAGAATCTTCACGCAAACACTCTACACGATGATCTCCCCACTGTTTTTTGTCAACCCAGGCGACAAAGCCTTCGTTCCCACCGTAGCCCACCCGGGTGAAGATGCCGGAGCCGACATCCGGGCCCACGTCCGCGATACCTACAACCACGACTCGGCAATTCAGTTTTACCGAGACTTCGAGGAATGGAGTATGAAGTACGGGACCCGGATGTATGTGGATGGCGAGGTATTTACGTCCGAATCCGAATCGGATTTTATCGGTGTGGTCGAACAATGCGGCGGAGCGGCCTTTCTGGTACCAGGAGAAACCAAACTAATTCATAGTGGATTCAAGGTGCTTCTGCCAGAACTGAATTACTTGGAACACCCCTGGAATAACTTATTGCCTGTGTACAAGATTGTTTCCAGATCGGGGCTGGCCCACAAACACAACATTGTGGTGACCAACTCACCCGGGATCATAGATTCTGGATACCAGGACTGGGTGAAAGTGTCACTCACAAATCGTGGGGATAACTTCCATGCATTCACCCACGGTTCCCGTATCTCCCAGGGCCTCTGCGAACTGGTAATCGACCAAACCAACTCCGCTCATACCACTAACCCGGAAGTGTTCGGTACCACGGCTCGAGCTACGGGTGGATTCGGCTCGACGCTGGTGTGAAACGCAACCGTCAAGCCCTATACCCCAACTATCAGTCCCGGCTTTGTCACTATTGTGGCGGCCGGGGCTTCACTCTACTCGAACAAGTCGATCCGGGTAATCCGGACAAAGAGGTATGGAACAATGTTGTCATCGAGTGCAAGTTTTGTAGCGGACAGGGAATTACCTCACCCCGAAACTGAAGTCTTAGTTCTAAATTTTGACTACACACCAGTAAACATTGTGCGGGGTAGAAGGGCTATAGTCCTACTACTCAAAGAACGTGCTCACTATGTTTCGGTGAGGGTAATACGGTTAGGGGGGTATGTCTCTCTCCCCCTAAGTCGCACCGCTAAGGAGAAACCTACCAAAGCAGCTATTTACCGTCGTGACGGATACACCTGCCAGTACTGCGGATCTACGCGCAACCTTACCATCGATCACCTTATACCCAAGTGCCGGGGAGGACAAGATACATGGGAAAACCTCCTCCTGGCGTGTTCAAAGTGTAATATGGTGAAGGGCCATCGCACACCTGAGCAGTCAGGTCTGAAGCTAGGGCGCAAGCCCAGGCCACCACTTCCCAAAGTCATAGAGCTAGTTCAGAGTTCCACCGATCCGGAGTGGTCCCAATACGGGTACGGCACACCCCCCAGACTGTTGAAAGCCACATAGAGACCCTAAGATCCCATGATCAAATTTACCTTCAACATCCTGGACCGATACGGCCTGGTAGAACTAGGATACACCCGCGTATCCAACTTCATTAACAAAAACCTCCTGAAGCGTAACACCCTCAACACCGAGCTAATCGCCGACGCCTTTACAGCAGTTGATGGGTTCTGGCTCAAACACGGCCGCACCAAATGGTATAGTGAGTCGGATATCCGCGTCATTGTGGGTAGTGTAGTGGAATCACTGCGGGACAACAACCTTAATTCGGGCGAAGTCCGGACCCTCGTCAAGTACATCACCGCGAAGTGGAAGCCCGAGATTGCTGAGTCCAAGGCTACCGCCGATACCAGCGTCCTGATCCCTTCACCCGTTGAAAACAATGCTCTGCGGGCGGTTGAAGTATGGAAGCAAATCCCCCAAGGACGCGTAAGCACTTCCGACTTCATCTCATTGGGCTCTAAAGCCATCTCGGAAAACCTCCCCGACGCGTCAATTGTGAACGGCGTCTTCTCGGCCCTAGGCCTCAAGTAATTCGCAACTACCATGAACGACAACAGTTTTGAAAAGCCGAAGGATTGGGGTATCGCCCCGACCACCAGTTGGGTTTCCGGTACCCCTATTGGCGAGGTCCGGATGCCCGAACTGGGTGATCCTGGAGCTCATGAGGATGCCTCCGAGCGGGTATCGTTTGGGGATGACGAAAAGCCGGCTGGTACCCCTTCCCTGTGGCAGGGCAAAATGGTCAAGCAGTGCCCGGCTGGAACCTCGTCTCAGGGTGGTGTGTGCATGCCGGACCCCAAGTCCGAGGCTACGGCTGAGACAAAATCCAAGGTATTGAACCGGCAGTTTGATCGCGAGGCGGTCAAGGGTGGTGATAAGGGTCCTTCGGCTGACTCGTTCAAACGGGAGATGCCCAAAGCACCCGAAGTAGATCCTCAGATCCGCCGGATCACCAAAGAGGGCTATAAGGGGAGGAACAAGTGATCGAGAAGATCCAGAAGCCAATTCGGTTCGATAAGGACGTAGAGGTGTTGGTTGTGGCAAGGGATGGAGAGAAATTTTTCGTATCTGATTCCGACCCGAGTCTTGACCTGTCGCTCGAGGACATGAAAATCCGCCCGCTGCTCGAGTGGGCGATGATCACGAATTACCCGATCCGGAAATTTGTCAAAGCACAACGCGTTCTGAGCGCCCGGTATTTTGGTGTATAAGCCCCAACATTCTATGGTTTTGTGGTATAGTACTGATTACCCTCAAGAAATATGACTACTTACTATACTTACTACTCCTACGAAGAGTTCGGACGAGGCTACATTGGATATCGAAAGTGTCCTGATGACAAAACCCCAGAAACCGATCCCTATTTGGGGTCTTATTCAGATAATACCTTTAAACCAACTAATAAAATTATTCTAACTGTTCATCACTCTGTAGATGAAGCATTACTAGCTGAAATAAAAATACAAAGGCTTTACAAAGTAGTAGAGAATCCCCATTTTGCTAATAGAGCTTATCAGACTAGCACTGGATTTAGGTTTGCTGCTAGCGGTGTAAACCACCCAATGTATGGGAAAACCCAGAGTAAATCAGCGAGGGAAAAAGTATCTAAATTTCGGCAATCTATAGATTTTTCGGGTCCCAACAACTCATTTTTTGGCAAAACTCACTCGAAAGAAACTCGTAAAAGGATTTCTGAATCCCTGCTATCTTTGGAGCTAAAGGGGGGAAAAAATCCGATGTACGGGAAAAAATTTTCTGAGGAACACAAGAGAAAATTATCAGAAGCTAAACAGGGAGATAAGAATCCGTGGAAAGGAAAAAATTTGCCCGAGGAGCACAGGAAAAAGATTTCACAGTCTTTGTTGGGCGAAAATCACCCTCGCTATATGCCCAGGAACTGGCATCACCCCGTCCACGGAACAGTCTTACAAAAATCTGCACCTGAGCTAGCAAGGCTATTTCCGGAACAAAACCTGATCCCTGGGAACTTGAGTTCGGTAGCTAAGGGTAACCAGTCTTACCACAGGGGATGGAAAGTATGTTAGTATATAGGAAGCAAAATACCCACCATCTTTCCAATGACACCCTCGTTTAAAGAAGACTGGCTAAAAACGACATTAGACAATGAGCCCAACCTCCCCCTTTTGGTTATCGACTACAGGGTCTACGCCCACCAAATTCACTCGTTTTCTGAAAGCTGTCTGGACATTGTGGGTGAAGATGAGGCTAAATTCCGTACTGTAGTCCGAGCACTTTGGGCTTACCGGCTAAATAGAGGTGTGGACTCTATACCCGAACGGGATTTTACCGCTATCGTGGTAGATGACTTTAAGGGGAACTTTCCTGGAACTGAAATAACCGGGTATTGGCGCCACCTTGAATGTTCGAAGCTAGGACTACCTGAGTACAAAGGGGGGAGACCCAGTAAACCCTCAATGTTCCCTATAATTCTTGAAGAGGGCTACAAATACATAAAATGCTCAGGATCTACCTTTCATTTCTTTGACAAGGAATTTTACGAAGCTGACGATATTGCTGGAAAAATAGCACGAATTCAACGGAACAATCCTGTTATTGACCGTTACATTTTATTGAGTACGTTGGATGGTGATTGGCAAGGTCTGGTATCCGACGAACACAAGACAGTTTGGTGTAATACGGGGCCTTGGCATTACAGAATCCGGACTGAAGCCGAGGTTTGTGATTACTACCTCCGGAAGGAAAAATTACACATCAAAACCTCCCGAGAGACATACACGGTAAAAGTAGAAGTCGGAGACGCTGGAGACAATCTTTTGCCAGGGTCACCGTTACGTCTCTTCGACCTGTACGAAGAAGATCCGGTATGGGGCTGGACCGAGGACGAAGAAGCCACACTGAGGGACATTATCGCGGACACTAAGCCGTCCAACCGCCGCGACCACCTAACTAACGCGGGCCGGTTCCTTAAATCAATCGGAATGTTCATGCCTGAAATCCCACCGCCAACACAGTACGAAATCGCCTCATTTGGTGAAAGAGCTGAACGTGAACGGCGTGAAGCAAGGCACCCCGGGCTGCGCGGCCTTAACAAAAAGTATTGCATGGGGGTTGCCGACCCCGGCCGGTTCGACAAATGTGCTAAGGTTGTTACTGACGACAATGCTGCCCGGGAGAGGATTAAAGAGTTGGAAGAGCAGCGCAAGAACGATCCGGACAACCACAACCCTGGGCTGCTAAAGGCCCTGAAGGAGTCCCGCAAAGACTACAAAGCCTCCTTGATTCGTTTTTCGGAGGCTAATGGCTGAGAACAATTCGGACAAAGAACTCAAGAGCGGTGGTCCGGCTAGCAAGTACGCTAAGATCCTGTACTGCATGGAGAACGCTGGCTATTATCTCCGGGTCAACTTGGACTCTAAACTCACTTCGTTTCACGACCTTTACGAGAGGTTCACACCCTCCGGACCCAATGCCCACCTAGCCCCCAAAGGTATCACCTACCCTGATTGGTTCGAGTTCCTGGTGCCGGCATCTGAAACCACCCTCGAGACCATCCAGAACGACATCTTGAGTGATGAGTTCTTGCATGATGCTGGCCCCGATGTACGCGACTTCGCCCTGCCACTATTCATGTACCGATCCGGTCGGGCGAGTGAGGTAACCGACTACGTGTTGGGTGTTGAGAACTTGAAGGCCATTAGGCTCAAGAAACTGGGAGAGGGGACGTATCGTCTCGGGATAGTCTATGCTCCCGAATCGATCAAGAACGAACTGAAGGGGAGAGTAGTCAACGATATCTTCTCATACGTACCCGAGCTGTCGTGGTTCGATGAGAGAGTCCAGAAACTGAAGTTCGAGGACATTATCACCATATTTCCACCGGCCGAGGCCGAGATGTTCAAACTGATTATTGGGAGGGCGTGTGTGGGGCGTTCGGGTTCTATTCACCCAGGCCACAACGACCCCATCAAGCACGGTTTTCGTAAAGCCGGCATCATAGTGGGTGAGCCGGGGGTTGGTAAAACCACCATTCTTAACGGGTTGATGAAGGCCATGCAATACTGCGGGTACAATGTGGTGAGTATGGGCGATCTGTCTCACAAATTTGGCCAGGGATCAGTTATAAGTTCCCACCTAGCATACAACGACGACCTGACACTCGACTCGTTGGAGAAAATGCTGAAGTCTGCTAGTTTCAAGTCTGTGGTCACCGGGGGGACCGAGAAAGTCGAAAACAAGGGTACCGACGCCATCGAGGTGGTTTCCAATACCGTGATTGTTGCCAACTGTAATGAGATCCGGCCCGAGATATCGTACAGTCTCGACTCCGGTGCCATTAGCCGACTAGCCCTAATCTCCACTTACCGTTCATATGAGCAGGAAGATATGTCTGATACGGCAAAACGAGATATCCATCCCGTTCCCAACATCAAACACCTGTGCAGGACGCTGAAAGTTGATGAGGTCGTGTTGTTTATGCGGGTGATGCGCCACTGCACTGATTTCTTCCTGGAGAAAGTGAACTCCGGTATCGATGTCCACTACCACAGCGAGCAGTTGTTGCCTTATCTACGGATCCAGATACACAAAAACGCCCTCGAGTGTTTTGTTCGGTTCTGTATGTTGTCCTTTGCGATACGGAACCAAAAGGGTCAGGGGGACTACTTGCCCGAGTTGACACTGGGATCCCTGGCAACCATCCTAGAGTCCACCCGCTACATAATGATCGATATGAACGCCAATAACCTCCGTCGCAACATGAAGGCGCATTGGGAGGGTCAGAAACGCGAGCAGTCTCACCCGTACTGGGCCCAACGAAAGATGCTTATCACGAGTGTCGATAAGGCATACGAGATATTCAACAGCTACAAGTCCGACAAGGATCTCGGACTAGCGATCGAGTCGGTGTTTACGGCCCTAACCCTACGTGATGGGTTCTCGATGTCAAAAAAACCTAGCCATATTGTGCGGGTCTGGGAGCAGATTAGGGGTGAGAAAAGGAAAATATACAGGGTGGCTAACGAGCTCATGGCCACTATAACCGATCCGGAGGAGTTGAAAAAGATCACCGATACCTCGAACCGGTGCAAATCGGACTGGCTGTACTCCCCCACCTACGACCCCACAAAAATGTAATGGATAGCCGCTTGCTGAATGTGTTAGCATGGATCTGGGCGGGATACGCCCTGACCATGGTGAGTATTTTTACCTACGTCTCCCTGAACCAACTGTGACCGCCACCATCTCGATCGACTCCGAAAGCTGGGACCACAAGCCCAGCGCGACGCTCCAGTACCGTAATGAGAAGGACAAGTATGGGAATCCGAAGACGGAGGTGCGGGTGTTAGGTGCCAGGCTGGGGACTGACATTGAAACCCTGACCCCCAAACAGCTATCCCGGTGTATTGTTAGGGGCCAAACTTGGTCGCCGTTTGTGTTCAACGTCTGTCCGGATTGGAAGAGACGCCGGAGGCAGGAGGGACTATTTGCTAGTTGCCAGGTACTCGGGGTGGATTACGATGCGGGCGACAGCATCGAAGAGATAGTCACCACCGCCGAACAGCTCGGGATCCGGTTCAACATCCTACACCACTCCTTCTCCAGCACACCGGAGCACCCTAAGCTCCGTGGGGTCATCTTTTTGGAGGAGGAGGTCACCGACCTCGAGACCGCGAAACTGCTAGCCACGGGCCTAGCCTACTCGTTAGGGGGAGACCGGGCTTGCGTGGACACGGCCAGGTTGTATTTCGGCTCCAGGCCCGACTCGATCGTCCATCTCGACAATGAGGTCTTGACAAGTCTGGACACACTACGGGGGCTTGCGGAGGCGTCTGACGCTGGACGCTATGTCATCACCCGCACCGCCAACGTCAAGGATCATGATCCGGAGTGGGGAACTCTGCAGGATCAGAGGGTGTTGTGGTCGAAACTGACTCCGGGCAAACGCGAGTTCGTTAAGCGGAAGCTACTCGGGATTTTGCGGGAAATAGAATCTTTTGACGGGTCGGATGGGACGAGCCGGTACGAGTGCGTGTGGAAGCGGACGAGCCGGATTGCGAGGATGCCAGAAACCGTCGGCAATGTCATTTATGATTGGGTACTAGAACGCATTGGTAACAACCCTTACTTTGCGGATTGGGATAAAGACGCTAGCGATATTGTTCGGAACGCCATCGCATGGAGTCATGACCACGCCGAACCCCCGGTGTAGCAGTCGTTGAAAGCCATATATAAGACTATATGGTTCTGTGGCGGAATTTTCCCCAATTGCTGAGAATTTTACCCCCACCGGTCCTTCTCCCGAAGTGTCGTGGGAAAGCGCCTTAACGACCCCGATACCTGGATATGTCGATACCGATGTATCCGGATCCTCAGATTTTGATGTCTCTGATGATCCCTATGCGTTCCCTTCAGTAAGCGGGGCCGCCGTCTCCGTAGAGCAAAGACTAAGCAAGATCTCATTTGTCCAGGGCACATCGGGGCAGATGTCCTCGTCGATTGCGTATATTCGTTACTGGTCGCGCAAGGGTACACAGCAGAAGACGACCGTGAGCGATAATCCGGTAAACGGGGCGGTCTCGGATCCGCAGGACGCTCTGCTGAGCCAGATAAACACCCTGTCGTATGGTACCAATCTCGACCTGGCCCCCGCAATCCAGCCTACCTTACAACCAGGGCCGGCACTAACCATACCAACCAACACAGCATATCAGAGTCGGCCCAGGCAGCCCGTGCCGACCCTAACCCCCGCCTCGGGGGCATCGTCCCTTAATCGCCTCGGATCGATCTTCAGCGCCAATCCTGGGGGGACAACGGCCCCGGCCTGGGCCAACCCGTTCGCCTCTCAACCAGCCGCTCCGTCACCCGACAACGCCGTCTGGCAGTTTCTATTCAACCCCGAAGAGCTACAGTTAAGTTCGGGTCCCGATTTCAACCGGGCCGAGACTTGGGGCGTGTCGGATCCCGCCAATAGCGGCCAGCCACTGTCCTGGCGTAGCAACAAGAACCGCAAGCTGACGTTCGGCAAGGTGCTGTTGCACGGGTATACGTTTGGGCGGAGGGTCGATAGCCTTGAGAAGGGCTTGCAGCAGTTGTTTCTCGCCCGGGATGGGGAGAATGGGGCCGATGGTCCTCCGGTCCTCGAGTTCGTGTGGGGGCAGCGGGTGTTCGGTCCCTGCGTAATCCAGAATATCCAGGTCCGGGAGAAAGCGTGGGACAAAGGCCTTCTGGTCAATGCCGAAGTGTCATTCGACCTGGAGCAAGTCCCGGAGTGGACTATTAACGATGAGTTTGTTGATGTGTTGAGGCCGGGCCGGCAGTCAACAGTCAACGATCCGACCGTAGCGTCGGAGGGGTATAGGGATACTTCGGGTGGTGATGACAAAGAAGGAAAGGAAGAGCCAAAAGATGACAAAGGTGGTGGAGGGGGTAAAGCTGCCCCTGGTACTCAAGAATCCCAACTAAAACAAAGGCAGAAGGTGTGCAATGATGCTGAAAAATTATATAAAGACGGGTTTTTAGATCTTATAGATAAAATTGATAAAAATCAACTACCTAACTATGGTTATGGAGGTTCTTCAGATAAAACTCGGGAAAGAGTAAATGCCCTTTTAAATTCTTATATTGTCCTCCTAAAAAGAGTTCAAAATAGTATTCCGAGGTCGTCTAAGATTAATAAACTTTACTCTGAGAGAGAGATGAAAGATGCTATTAATAACTATTATTTGGCAGACCCCAGTTCAACCCAAAAATTACAAGCTAAATCGAGGTCCCTTGTTCTGTTAAAACAGGCTTCTACCTCTGTGGGTAACATTGCCAAAAATTATTACACCTCCGAGACATGTAAAAAAACACCAGAAAATATAGAAAAACTTAAGACCTCTCAGGTGTCCAAAAACGAAAGAACATATCTCTGTAACAACATAAAGGAAAATAAACCTTGCACTATATTAGGAGGGGATGTTAGGACAAACCCTTGCAGTAAAAAGGTCTTCAGGTGTGTTGTAAAAGAAAACTCTACTGTCACTGTATACAGAGAGGTTAAATAGGTACTTTGGCAATCTCCAACCTCCAACTTAACGTAACGGCCAACACGGCCCGCGCCCTAGCCGACTTTAACAAGTTCTCGAGATCACTCGACAACAAATTCCTGGTCAGCGGCCTGAAGCTCGATGTGGTCCGGGGTGCCCTCAGCCAGATCAATCGGGATTTCCAACGAGCTATCGGCGAGCAGGGACTAGCTAGTGCCTCGTCTCTGCGGGCTGCCCAGAACCAAGCCGCGTTGTTGACCCAAACCTTTAAGGGTTTTGCGTCCGAGTCGGCTTTAGCCATTACCACCAACATCGGCACCGCGTTGAATCGGGTGGCGGTGACGGCCGGCGGCACGATGAAGGACGTCCAGAAAACTTTGCTGGCCACCCCATTCATCTCGACAAAACTCAGCGAAGATGTCCGGCTCGGATTAAGCAAGGGCATACTGGACTTCCAGAAGAATATTCGCCGAGCCGGATTGGGAGAAAATTTCGGCGGTGTCGCTCAGCAATTCCTCATGGGGACCAAGACCACCATGCAAATGGTGCAGTCTGGCAATCCGCTCGAGATGTTCTTGGGGTCCGAGCTAATCAAACGTGGTGCGGGTGTAGGAGAGATTGCCGATCCTAAGGTGCGCAGCGAGCTCCTGGGGCTAGTCACTGGGGACAAGGAGCTATCCAATCAACTAGATATAGCGGCGAAACGGGCGGCTGGTTTCCGGATCATCCTGGAGGATATGAACTCGACCCTGTTTAACCCGGAGTCCGGGGTATTCGGGTCGTTGAGAAAGGTTGTGGATTCGGCCGGGAAATCCACCACGATGTTTGATGAAGTCGGGAAGTTAGTCGAGCAGGTTTTTGGTGACAACGGTATGTTCGCCACCCTGGTCAAGTCTTTCCGGTCCGTGTTCGGCTCTGGAGACCCGATGCGGCCGTTCATCGACGGGGTCCAGTTCATGACCCGGATCTTTAAGTCGATTACCGATTACTTTAATACTCCGGGGTTCAAGGCCGTACTTGGGTACGTTAAGGATATTGTCGACCGGGTCACTAGTGTGTTTACCGGCATATATCAGCAGATAAGGGGGGGTGGGTTTAACGCCAGTGAGATTACCCGCGCCATTGGGGAGATCGGAAACTCGATACGCGGGTATATCCGTCAATTCGGTGAAGCAATTCGGAACAAAGATGTATCGGGCGAGAGCGGATTTGCCGGGGATATTCTTGGGACTTTGGTTGAGGAGGTAGGACGCACCGCAGTCGTCCTTATCAAGGAGCTGTTGATGACTCTGGTGGACAAGGTTCCGGAGATTGCCACTGCCGTGTTGCCTGCCATCAACAAGGGCATCAATGCCATCCTGACTGAAGCTTTTGGTCAGACCGGTGCCGCTATGGTCAAGTTCATCGCAGGATTCGTCCCGGGACCGATTGGCATGATCGCTAGGGCCAGCGCGGTAGGCGATGTGACCGGAGGTGGTGGTAGTGTCGGTAGCATGTTGGCGATGGGTGCCGCTGCTGCACTGACACCAGGGTCAGTGATGGCCGCTAGGGGGTTTGCTAGCCGTCAGATGGCGGCGACTCGCCAACACCTAGGTGGATTTGGTCTACCGTTCCAATACGGATACGGGGTTGCTAGGGGAGCTGGAAACCTACTCGGTATGGGACTGCAGGGAGCTGGGAATCTATCCTCGAGACTCTTGGGTGGGTTAAGGTCCGGACCTGGAGCGACGGTCTCAGGTTACCTGGGAGGAATAGGTCCCCTGCTTAGGGGGGGCGCTAGTGCAGTGCAGGGGCAATATTCCGCCCTATCCGGATTCGCGATGGGGCAAAGATCCCAGTTCATGACAGGATTCAGACCTCCATTCCCCAATGTGGCAGTTGGTGCTGGGACTACACGTGCATACAACTTGGGACAGTTCGCCAAAAATTTCCCAGGTATGGTGAGCGGCTTACCGTCAAACATACTCAGCTCCCTGGGTGATGTGGCAACATCTGCTAGCAATGCTGTTGCTCCTATCGCAAGGGCGGGCAGGTCTTTGGGATCAGGTGTTGCTACGTTCGGTAGAGCTGTGGCATCACAGGCAGTATATGCAGCTTTGGAGATCCAAAGGGCGGGTAGGATGTTCTCTCGCGGTCGTCCCATGGTACAAGCCGGAATGGCGTTCAGGAGGTTTGCCCCAGGGGCTTTAGTTGGGGGTGGAGTGGTACTGGGCAGCCAACTCCTCGGAAACAGTATCGGTGGAGATGCTGGAAAACAGGTATCGGGTGTGGGGGCCATGTTGGGCGGGGGTATTTCAGGTGCAAGTACTGGTGCGATGATTGGGTCGGTGATTGCTCCGGGGGTGGGTACCGCCGTTGGTGCGGTGATAGGGGGGATTATAGGAGCTATAGCCCCGTTGATGGATAAGGGTGTCCGGGAGGGGGTGGTCAAATTTGTAACAAATATGGGAACTAGCTTAAACAACATACTTGAATATTTTACCAAAGGCACCCAAGAAAACTGGTCTAAAGCTATAGACTTCATGGGGTCTGCAGTAAAGTTTTTTGTCAACGGTCTGGTTGGCATGCTTAACGGTATTCTTACCGCCACACAGATCATCCCGCGCATGATAATGGGGATGGTAGAAGGTATATATCAAAATTCATCGGCACTTAAACTAATACCGGGACTAGGGAGTTCGATCGGTGCGGCCAAATCAGTTGCATACTTTCAAGTCCCTTACATGTTTGCCGGCAAGGATTATGCCGGTCCGGCCATGGCCCTCGAGGCCCGGATGAGTGGTCGCCGCCCGATGGTTGTTAACGATGGGGAGTTTGTCATCCCTCGCGACGGGTTCCCGACACTGGCCGGTCTGGTAGGCGACAATCTCCGGAGTACCGGAGCCATGAACCACGGTACTTCCCAACCCGTCCAGGTAAACGTCACCCTAGCCATTACCACCAACTCAGTTGTTGCCGATCCCAACGAACTTGCCAACGCCCTCCGCGACCCCGTGTACAAGATTATCGGCGAAGCATGGAATGAGGCGTACAACTCCACCCGGATCCACCGACCCAAAGTGAGCTAACCACACCATGGCCAACCTAGTCAACAGCATCCAAACCATCCCCAACCGTATCGATACGGCCGAACTGGCTCGGATCAAAAATCAGTTCAGGTTGAGGGACCGTAGTAACTCCGATCTATCCGGATCGATACGGGCCGACCGTAGCAACCCGGTCCGGGTATTTGATACTCTGGCCACACCCGCCTCGCTGGAGTCCACCACCCTCCGGGGTCTATCGTACCCGCTCGAGCTCGATAACAATGGGGGTCTGAAAGTGGCGTACGGCATCGACCGCATCGCCCAGGCCATCCGCGAAGTGTTCGAGACCCGGATCGGTGAACGAGTAGCCAATCCGTTTATGGGTGTACGCGAGCTGTTGTTCGAAACTATCAGCGAGGATGCCGAAGCCCAGTCGATTAAACGCCAGCTACTATCGGCTATCCCTTACCTCCGTCCGGAAAACCTCTCCGTCTCGATGTCTATCGATGAGTCGGGCACATGTTACATCGTGTGCCGGTATGCCGTCGAAGGTGTCAGTGAGGTGCTGGTCAGGTATAACTTCAGCGCGTAGCCCAATCCCGTTGAAAGCCCTATATGGGTAAGTCACTCTCCCGGCTTAAAGATTTCTCATCCTTTGGTCTCGACACCCAAGAGATGATCTTGTCTCAGCTTAGCGCGATCGACCTTGACCGTATCGGTCCAAAGTCCATTGCGACTGTAGGTAAAAGCCTCATCAAGATTATCTCCCAGAGTCACCGATACCAGGAAGAATCTGACAACGACGAGGTCCGGGAGAATTGGCTAGCTGTTCGGGAGATGAGCCTGGATATCCTCGAATCCATCTTGGCGAGGTTCCAGGAGCTTAGTGACAAGGCCGAAATCGCCGAGTGGGACAGGTCGGCCGTGCTCAGCCTCCTGGCCGACATTAGCAAGGTGTGTCATGATGAGCAGAAACGCACCGAGGATCAGATAAAGGCCGGGGCGGGCAAAGAGCTCAGCACCGAGCTGTTGAACGAAATCCTAGGAATTTAACACCATGATGAACATCGATCAGGCGAGAGCCGCAGACCCGGTAGTGAAGATGGCCGATGCTGGTGGCATCTCGATCCTCGACCCCAAAAAGCCCCAAAAGCACAAGGAACGGGAGGATGTATCCGATGCTGGCGGTGTAACCGAGCCGGTGTTCCAAGCCGAGGAAAGCAATCTGAATATCGAGATTCCCCAGGGTTGGAAGGTTTCCGGGCGTTGAAAGCAATATAGATAGTAAGTACTGCTGTGGATTTCCAAGACCCGCCCAAATCAGAAAAAGTTGCTCGTAACCCGAACAACTTCAACATCCTGAAGGGTGGAAAGGTCGATCCGCGCTCCAAGCTGTATCAGAGGTCGGTTGCTGGACGCGAACAGCTCAAGGATTACCTGAGCCGGCTGTCAAATAGCGGTGCGGATGAGGCCGATGTGTTCATGGCTGGCGTCAAGAGCTTGATGAATCGGGGTCATGGTTATGTCGGCGCGTATCTGGATAGTAAGAATCCGGGACGTAGATACGAAAAGAACCAGGCCATGGCCATCACCGACAAAGTGATGACTGATGAAGGGATTGGCGAACATCCTGGTGCTAGGTTGACCAAGCCGAAAGTAACAGACGAGGAGGGCAATATCGACAAAGAGGCCACTAAGGAGGCGAGGGACAAACGGAAAGAAGCTAATGCGGGGCGCGGATCAGGTCCCCAACAGGCTCCAGGTCCCTCGGCTAAACCGGTTGGTCAGCAACGCAAAGAGGGAAAGCGCGAGAGCACGGGTCAAGCCCTAGAAGATAGCCGCCGGGAAGGTATAGGTGACGTAGCTAAAGGTCCGGCCTCGGAGTGGCAAAATACCCTCGAGAGTAGAATGAAGGGTGAGGCAAGCACCCAGGATGTGTTGTCCGCATTCCAGAAACAGTATCAGAGCCAGATTGGTGGTAAGAAAAAAGCCGCTCCTGGTGAAGGGGCTCCTGGTCCCAGCCAAGCTCCGGGCAGTGCAGCACAGCCCCCGGCCGAAGAGGCTGTTACCCCCGAAGAAGAAACGGAAGAGACCGGGAAACCCTCGGCTGACGAAGTTACCATCTCAAGTAAGTTTAAAGAACTGGTTGAGGGTAATATCAAGAGCAATTTGCCCTCAACTGACAAAAACGCACTTGAGGGTAGTATCCAAGAGGCTATAGAAATCCTTGAAGATGAGTATGATGTGGATCCAGAAGTTGCCAGAGCTGCGATATTTAGAAGGTTCAATAATAAGTTGATTGGTGGGAGAAAAATTGTTTTCGATCCATCTTCTGCTCCCGAAAGGCCCGGTCAGAAAGAATCTGCACCCGAGCCGAAGGCTGCGGCCCCTACCGCTGCGCCGGAGGCTGAAACACCATCCGCTGCTCCAGAAGCTAAAACTCCACAACCCGGACAGCAAGAGGCTGCGGCACCACAGGGCGGCGGTCAAGAGGCCCAGGCTCCGGCCTCTGCGGCACCGAAGAAACCCAAAGGTGGTCTCAATATCCCCAAACAACCTGCTCGCAGGGGCGGTGGTGGATTCACCCCCGAGATTGGTAAGCAGGCCATCGACACCATCCGCCAAGCCGCATCTGAGGGCAAGAGCGTGGAGGAGATTGTCGAGCAATTCAATCAGGGCAACCTGTTCCCGGGAGGTCTAGTCACCGACACCGCCCAAACCAATCCGCTGGAGGGAGGTAGCACACCGGCAAGTCCGGCTTCCCCTAAAGCCCCCCAGACCCAGGAGGAGAGAGGTGGCAGCCTTCTTGACGAGCAAGGACAGGCTAAGGACTTCCGCAAGTCCGGTCCTCAACCAACAGGAGGTGGTGGTTCCAGACAGCTCCCTCTCCCACTGGGTAGAGATAATAGTGCCGCTAAGTTAAAGGGTAGAGCCGATGTGGAAAAGAGGCGCCTGGCGAAACAGGAAAAATCCCTCGGTAAGCCTAGTCCCCGTCCTCGCAAATCAGGGAAATCCCCAGTCCAGCCAGAGCTCTTTACAAAGTCCGGCAACCCGCGCCAATTCAATACGGGAGAGGGGGGTAACATGTCATACGACGAATTCTCCCAGTCCGTACGCTCCATGATGCGGTAAACTGTGTTATGATCGGGGTACTATGAATACAGTTGTTTACCAGTGGTTGAGAAAAGAAGGAACCCCATACTATATTGGAATTGGTAATCCCAGGAGGCCTTACAGAGGCAGAAGACTCTGTGGTTGCCCTCCTCCGAGGGATAGGATCGTTATCCTGCATGAGCATCTTGAGTGGGAGGAAGCTTGTAGAATTGAAAAAGAACTTATTGCTTTTTACGGAAGGAGGGACCTCGGGACAGGTATCTTACGTAACCTGACTGATGGAGGAGAAGGTATTGTTAACCTTTCTGAAAAGTCCAAGGGAAAAATATCCAAAGCTAACTCAGGAAAGAATCACCCTTTCTTTGGTAAAGAACGTCCTGAGGAAACTAAAAAGAAGATATCAGAAGCAAACTTGGGTAAAAAACGTACTGAAGAGGCCAAAAAGAAAATGTCAGAAGCTCAATCCGGCAAAAAACTTTCAGAAGAGACAAAATTAAAATTATCAAAAGCTAGTCTTGGCAGAAAACATACAAAAGAGGCTATAGCAAAATTTTCCGGAAAAAATCACCCGATGTATGGCAAGAAACATACAAAGGAGTCGAAGGAAAAAATGTCTAAAGCTAATTCTGGAGAGAATAATTCCAGGTTCGGTAAAAATCATTCAGAGGAGACTAAAAAGAAGATATCGGATATGCACAAAGGTAAAAAATTATCGGAAGAGACTAAGAAAAAGCTATCAGAAGCCGGGATAGGAGAAAAAAGCCATAATCGTATCCCAAGAGACTGGTGGCACCCGGTTCACGGAACGGTTTTACAAAAATCAGCGTCTGAGTTGGCAAGATTATTTCCAGAGCAAAAGCTCAATAGGGGCCATTTGGCAGAAGTTGCTAGAGGGGGAGGAAAAAGGTTTCAACACAAAGGCTGGATATCGTTGAAAGCTTAGTATACAGGATTGACCGACATGCCTCTCAAAGAAGGTACCTCCGAGGAGGTCATTTCACACAACATATCGAAACTGATGGGGGAAGGGACTCCGCAAAAACAGGCCATCGCCATGGCCCTACGCAGTGCAGGCAAATCCAAGTATGATGGATCAGAAGGCAAGGACCACGATGATGATGGAAATATCGACTCGGATGACTGGATGATGGCCCGGGACAAAGCCATTAAAAAAGCGATGTTGGGAGACGACGAGGACAAAAAAGGCTCGTATTGTGAGGAGGAAGACGATGGCGAGGGACAAATGGCACAGGGGGACCTCAGGTCGGCCGCCCGCAACGCTCTGCTGATCGACTCGTTGATCACCGAGGACAGTGAAATTCCGGAATGGGTGTCGAATAAACTCGCGATTGCCTCGGATTATTTCAATTCCGTCGCCCAGTACATGCAACATACAGGAGAAGATCGCGATGTGATGTTTGCTGAGGAGATGCAGGGACCGGACCCGTGTTGGAAGGGTTATGAGATGGTCGGTCAGAAAAAGAAGAACGGTAAAGATGTTCCGAATTGTGTCAAGAAAACGTCCGATTCGGCTGAGTGCGACAAGTCCGAGTACAGTGAGATCCGTGTACCGACCGGCTGGAATGTCTCCCAGTCCGGCGGAGTAATCGGTCCGGCTATCACTCGTGCCCAGCACCTGTCCGGTAACCAGGACATGCAGGCCCAGACCGATGAATGACGGGCCCGTTATTCCAGACGGGTGGTCGGTAGATCCCGAGTACGCCGAGAAAAAATACAGCAAGACCGTTACTGATCCGGACACTGGCCGCGAGCGAAAGGTGCGGTACGGGGCGAAGGGGTACACCATCGCGCCCGGCACCAGCCGAGGCGATAGCTACTGTGCTCGGTCGGAAGGACAACGCGAGGATTACGGATACAACTGTAGCGGCTCCGATCGCAACACCCCATTGTGTCTTAGCCGCTCGAAATGGCGGTGTTCAGGGACCAATTCCCGTAAAGCATAATTCCGTGCTATACTAACCAAGAAGGATGATTTTCCCCATGCTAACCACCACCCTCTATCTGTTTATCTTCTCAAGTTGGGGGTTGGGGTTGCTAGCTGCCCTGACCGCATTGTCGATGAGGTTACAGGAACACGCAGTCAAGCTCCGTGCCATGTCACTCGAAGTTGAATCTGGGACACTTGAGTTGTCCGGCAAGCAAGCATTTATCAACCGGATAGCCGGTAGCCGGACTTCGCGCCCGATCCCCGACGAGCTCAAGAAACTCATGGAGAACAGCCCTGAGCATCCCGAGGTGAACGAGATCGACGAAGACGACGAGGTGTACGGGGTTGTGTTCAAATCTCATTCCTATCCCCCATCAATGGAGCCCGAAGACGATGACGACGAGTAGAAACAACAACGACATCCCCCGGTGCGGTGTCGAGCTAATTAAAAGGTTCGAAAGCTGTGAGCTGAAGGCGTATCCCGATCCGAAGACTGGGGGTGCGCCGTGGACTATTGGGTGGGGGAACACCCGGTGGATGGATGGCAGCCCGGTCAAGCCGGGCCAGACCCTGACCGCCGCCGAAGCCGACACCTTGCTGGACGACTCCCTGAGGAAGTTTTTCTGGCCACAGATCCGGCTCATACCACACTTCGCGGACATGTCAGACGAGCAGCGCGGCGCGTTGCTGTCATTCTCATTCAATCTGGGCGAGCGGTTTTACGGATCCGAGGGGTTCACCACCATCAGCCGGCTCCTCCGAAACAAGGACTGGGACAAGGTTCCCGAAGCGCTGGTTCTGTACCGGAACCCCGGCTCAGAGGTTGAGGCTGGCCTGAAACGGCGCAGGGTGGCGGAAGGAGCCCTGTGGTCCCGGGGCCTACAGAAATTCAAATCGGCAAAACGCATCATCACCGCCAAGCAAGACACCTTACTGAAGAAGGAGCCGCTGCAGGCATTCGAGTTGTCCGAGAAGGCCAAAATCAGTGTGGAGCGGGGTCGTTCATACACCATTGTCGACAGTCTCGATGAGGGAAGCCATACCCGTGTCACCCTAGACCACAGCGCGGGGGTATGGTACGTATACACGCCACATTGGGACATTGCCGTACCGGGTCAGCCGGTAACCCCACCCACCAATGACCAGATCCTGCTCAATGTACCATACTACACCCAACTCGATTCGGTAACGGCACACGACGAGCGCATGTGCTTTTCGTCGTCATGCGCTATGGCTGCCGAGTATCTTAAACCAGGCTGTCTAGGCGGTGGGCGCAATGCCGACGATGTGTACTTGCGGTTAGTGCTGAAGCACGGCGACACCACTAACCCGATCGCTCAAGTCCGCGCCCTAGCCGATCTAGGTATCACAGCGATATATCGGCAGAACCTTGGGCGTCAAGACATCATCGATCAGCTCCGTAAGGGCATTCCGGTACCAGGCGGGTACCTTCACAAAGGACCGGTAGGCCGCCCTACTGGCGGAGGCCATTGGTGTACCATTGTCGGTATCGATCTGGAGAAGTCGCAGTACATTGTCAATGACCCATGGGGTGAGGGTGACATGGTGTACGGGGGATTCGAAGGTAGCCAGAATGGTTCCAGGGTCCGCTATTCGTTCAGGAATTTTGAAAAACGCTGGATGGTAGAGGGGCCGAAGACCGGTTGGGGGCTCATTCTAGCCAAGCCGTAGTATCCGTACCGGGGAATTTCGGTTCCCCGAACCCCAATCCGGGGTGGTTTCGTGTAAAGTCATGTAGTAGGTTTGTACCTTATCCTACACATACCATCATGCTAACCACCCTCTCCCGCATTCTGTCCGAAGAATCACTTCTCCGCCCCGCCCTATTCTCCACTATCCCAGTCTCCAAGGGCTCCTCACCAATCCGTTACAACGTCCGGGTAGACGAGGCCGACAGCAGCGCAGTGTACGAAGTTGCGCTGCCGGGATACGGTAAGTCGGATGTCGAGGTCCGGTATTCAGCCAACCGGCTGACGGTCTCTAGCGATAAGTCGGACCGGGATGAGTCCGGGTACGTGGTCCAGACATTTTCCAAACGTCCTTTCTCCCTCTCCTGGTCTGTTTCAGACGCGAAGGTGTCATCTGCCGCCATCACTGACGGGGTGCTGCGGGTGGTTATGTTACGAAATGTTAACGAACCCTCCGATCTCATCCCAGTCACCTAACCCCATGTGCTAGGCTTCTCGCAGGTACACAACCAACCATGCTCACGATCAACCTGTCTGAAGCCAGCAAGCACCTTAACGCCATCATTCGCGGAGGAATAAAGACCTCCGTGATGATGTGGGGGGCTCCGGGTATCGGCAAAAGCTCCATCGTTAATGCGGTGGCTAAGGAAAACGACATGCAAGTGATCGATGTCCGACTTAGTCAGCTTGCCCCCACTGACCTCCGGGGCCTCCCATATGTCGAGAACGGGTCGGCACATTTCGCCCCTCCCAGCTTCCTCCCACAATCCGGACGTGGCATCCTGTTTCTGGACGAAATCAACCTGGCCCCACCAGCAGTCCAGAATGTCGGTATGCAGCTTGTGCTTGACCGACGAGTCGGCGACTACGTCCTACCAGACGACTGGTTCGTGATTGCTGCTGGTAACCGCGTTGAGGACCGGGCTGCCGTATCCCAAATGCCTGCTCCTCTGGCTAACCGCTTCATCCACTTCACGATCGAATCCGATCTGACATCGTGGAAGGAGTACGCGTTGACAACCGGAGTCAAGGAAGAGATCATCTCGTTCCTGAACTTCCGACCCACCCTTCTCCACTCGTTCAATAAGAACGCAATCGCCTGGCCAAGTCCTCGTTCCTGGGACTTTGCCTCCGACCTGATGAAGATCGGCATGCCGGTCGATTGCGCTGTTGGTGAGGGTGCAGCCGCTGAGTTCAAGAGCTTCGTGAAGCTGTACAGCAAACTGCCAGATGTAGAGAAGGTGTTGGCTGGCGACAAGTCAGTCAAGATGCCTAAGGAGCCCTCCATCTTGTTTGCGATCACGGGTGCGTTGGTGGGTCGCTCTGAGACCGCTGACAACTTCTTCAACGGGATGATGTGGCTGGTTGATGCCGCCACTGAGGACTACGTTGGGGTGTATATGTCCGATGCTCTGGTCCGGATGAAGAACATGGGAGTACAGGGAGCCTTCATCGCCAAGGTGACCAAGAGCCCCGAGGCCAAGAAATTTGTGGCCAAGTACCAGGAGCTTCTGCGGTAAACGCAGATTGTTACGAAAAGTCAACAAGAGGGCTTCGGCCCTCTTTTTTATTTGCCTACCTGTGCTACGCTGTACCCAACCAACAGACTCCAATGGCAACCTCACTCAAAGAGCGCATGACCAAGACCCGGGTCAAGCTGCTGAAAAAATCTCCGTTCTTCGGGACCCTGCTTCTCAATGCGCCGTGGCGTGAGGATGAGTCCATACCGACGGCAGCTACCGACGGCAAAGGCCTCATGTTCAACCCCAAGTTCATGGAGACTTTGAACGAGAAGCAGATGACCGGTGTCGTTCTACACGAGCTGGGCCACGTGTTTCTCCAGCACGTCCCACGCATGCGCGATATTTTCCGTCACGATCCAGTCCTGGCTAACATCGCCGCCGACATTGTTGTCAACGGCATCATCGACGACAACAACCTAGAGCTACCTGATGGAGCCGTAAGAGACGACTCCCTAAAGCATCTCAGCGTACGCGAGGTATACAGCGTCCTGAAGCAAAAACAATCCCAAGATCCCAACTTCCTCAAGAATAAATTTGGTGTCAATCAAGTCAATGTGTGCTTGGTTGAGGGGGACGGGAAAGAAGATGGTGACAGCGATGGGGGTACTTTCGTGGACCAGGATGGAAACAAGGTAGACGCCCCGGACTGGAAGGACATAGTGAACAAGGCAGCTACTATCGCCCGGATGAAGAAGGCCGGTCCGGTCGGAGCTGCGATGGATCGATTGTTCAAGGAGCTGCTCGACCCGACTATCGACTGGCGCACCCTGCTGTACAAGTATGTCACGGAGTGCCGGAACGACTTTGAGGGGTACGACCGCCGATTCGCCTACCGGAACCTGTACCTTGACGACTTCAGTGGTACTACTGTCCACGTCCTTGTGTACATCGACGTCAGCGGCAGTATCGACGACAAGATCCTCACAGAGTTCATGTCAGAACTCAACGGTGCTGTGTCAGCCGTATCTTCCATTGACGGCTCCGTTTATTGCTTCGATACCCGCCTCCATCCCGTTTGCGACATCGCTGACATCTCCACATCCTTCAAACTGGTCGGCGGCGGCGGCACCTCATTCGAGCCCATCATCTCCCACATCGCGGAGTACCGCGAAACCCATCAGGAGACCCCTGCCAGCTCCATCCTCCCTATCATCCTCACAGACGGCTACGCCGGCCTCTCCTTGGACTACGACACGTCCAACCCCCTCCTCTGGGTCGTCTCCCCCGGCGGCATCCGATCGGAAGATTTCCCGTATGGGGATGTCGCCCGGATCGAGAGCTGAGGGCATCCTGGCGGGTCGATAGACCGACCGGGCGATGC